AACCGCCTGGGTCTCAAAGGCTGGGAGTTCCGGACGGCCCGCCTGCATCTCACCGCCGCCTTCCGCACTGACGGGAGCAACGAATCAGCGGCATAATATAACGGCTGACCTACCGGCCATACGGGGAGAAAGGAAACAAAAATGAAACTATATATCGCTTATGGAAGCAACCTGAACATTGACCAGATGAAACGGCGCTGCCCGGATGCAGAGATTGTCGGTACCGCTTTTATCTCCGGGTACCGGCTTACGTTCCGGGGAAATGCCAAACATAACGGTGTCGCAAACGTGGAGCCCCTCAGAGGGTCGTTCGTGCCGGTGGGCGTGTGGCTCATCAGTCCGGAGGATGAAGAGGCCCTGGACCGTTATGAGGGCTTCCCCTGGCTTTACGAAAAGAAGACGTTCCTCATCACGATCAACGGCCAGCGCCGCCGGGCCATGGGGTATGTCATGGTTGGCCATCCGGAATACGCTGCCCCGTCCGAAACATACCTGCAGACCATTGTAGACGGTTTCGCAGACTTTCACATTGACAATGGTGTCCTGATGGACGCCGTGATTGACACATTAAAACAGCTGGCAAAGGACCCAGCGTCGTTTTTGGAGGCGTTCGGCAGATTACAAGAGCGTTACCACCTGCCAGCTTGTCCTCGCTGTGGTAGCCCAAACATGAAGCGCAGGCTGACCACGAACGCCAGGAGCCGTCATGCAGAATGTTATATCTGTGACGACTGCGGGACAGATGAAGCCCTCAGGGATTGGGGCAAGTTCGTAAAGCCTCTCCACGAATGGGCATTGTTCAAAGAATAGAATAGCTACGGAAACAGCCCTGCCGCTTCGGTAGGGCGTTTTCTTTTGCGTTCCCATGTTGCCTATTGTGAACCGGCTGAAACGAGCTGTACGGGGCAGGCCGGTGGGTTGCCGCCGGTTTAGTTGACTGTAACTTGCTTGCAACTTGCTGTTGGTTGCAAGTTTGTTGCAAGATTTCGTCAAGATTCCAACAAGCTCAAACGATTTTCAAACGATAAGATGTGTCAACCATGCTGGTTTGCATGGGCTTGTTAGAATTGGCTCAAACGAATTTCTCAATCAAGCTCAAACCAATTTTTACTTGACGGTAAGTTGCTGGCCATGAGCATTTTATTTTATAAAACGTGCAAAAAACTATGATTTCGTGAAATAAAATGCAAAAAATGAGCACTTTTTCAAAACGAGTCTAACTTTTTGGCCAGGGAAATTTCAATTCATCTTTAAAAAGGGCAAAAAAATAAAGGCACCCCGAAGGATGCCTTTTTTATTTCACGGCCAATGCTGCCACCAGACAGGCCGCTACCGCAGCCCAGGTGTTACGCTGGGCTTTAATTTTTAACCGGGTTTTCTTTTCCTCTGCTGCGCACTTCTCTAAGTATAGATTGGCATTCCGCAATGAGTCTTCTGCCTTCGTCAGCTGTTCCTTTGAGATACTCAGCTCGTTCCTGAGCGTCGCTAATTCTCGCCTCGACTCGGTCAGCTGCAGCTGCAGCGTTGTCAATTCGGGATTTTGCTGTGCTAACACTTGATCCAGCAGCGTCAATCTCTGTTCTAACCCCCGCAGCTGGGTCTCCGTTATCGTGTAAGTTTTCTCCTCCGGTACCGGTATCTGCGTTCCGGAGGCCGAGCATGTACCCGGCGCAAAAAATAACCACCAGCAAAACAGTAACGATAAGAATAGCAGCAGCAGTCTCTTTGTTCGTTGGTCGAAGTCTTGAAATATCATACATCAATAGCCCTCCACAACAGTTAATTCTACATCGTTTCCGCTGTCAATAATCATCTGGGCCAGCTGCACGCCGTCCGCATTTTGCATCCGCAGGCAACCATACGTCGGCACCCAGCCCTGATAGTCTGCGTAAGGGTCGGGAAGCCCGGAGCCGCCTCCGTGGATATCCCTGCCCCTGGGGTCGCCGGATTTGATATAAAAATTGCCGTACGCTGGGCCATATTTCCCGTTCGTGATTTCTGCTGATACGTGCGTATAAAGCCCGTTCGGCAGACTTCCTCTCGGGTCGCCGTCGGAATTGTAGCCGGGGACAAATTCGTCCCGACACGGCCACTGGCCTACGACAGCGTAATTCTCATCCATTGCGTAAATGGTCTTTTTGCGCCTCTGAAACTGAATCTCTTTAATCATGTTATCACCTCTTATCAAATGGCGTTATTCGGAACGCCAGCATACACCGTTCGACATCTTCCGTTACGGCCTGCATCTTCCACCCCACAAAATTGTCCCAGCGGAGGCCGAAGAATGACGGCCGCTCGTCTTTGTATACCCAGGCATAGTCGGTCACATAGTAGATGTACCCGTCCTGCTCCTCGGTCTTAATCTTGACGATGTCGTCACGGCGCACATCTATGCCGGTAACGTAGTACGAAAAGCCGTATGCACAATTCCGGTACAGCCATAACACACGGCACACATAACGCTGGAGCCGTTCTTTCAATGTGAAATGCCAATCAAGGATATCCACATAGCTTTTAGCGATGCCTCTTGTCCGTAACCCTTCGCTTGAATCGTGGAACCGGTAATGCTTATCGTAATCGTACACAGCCCAGCTGGGGACATGGCCCTCTTTAATAAACCATTCTACATCCATGCAATCATCGTAATTGTCCCACCACGTCAGCAGCCACGGCAGGTTTCCGTATTCACTGGCGGCCAGCACGACAATGGGATTGGTTATGTATGCGATGATGTTGAACAGCACATCGAGTATGGCCAGCAGGAACCATTTAACGTACTTCATTTTTTCTCATCCTCCTTGTCCTTTTCCCATTCGTCCGGAATGCCGTCTTTGTCTCGGTCTATCAGCAGCATGCCCAGTAAGACAAACGTGCCGCAGATGGACGGGTTGAAATAGGCAGCAACGAAATCATTGATTGCCTTATAATTAACAACACTCTTGATGAAAAACTCATAGATGAGGCCAAAAATTGTTATGCCGCCGCAGGCCAACAGCGTGGCAGCATATAGCCAGACAAACAGTTTCGGCAATACGCCGCCTTTGTTCTGCACAAATTTGCTTACCCTGTTCTGCAAACCTTTAATGAGTTTCATGTTTCAATTCCTCGTGCATTACCTTTCGTAGTTCGTCGAAATACCCGTCCATCCCCAACCCTTTGCCGGCATCATGCATCTGGTCGAAGCACTCAAGTTCCCATTGTGGGACGAGCTTTTCGGGACGTTCACGATAATAATTAATCGTTTGTATCATGTGCCTTCTCAGAATCGCCTGCAAGGCAAACTCCATCGCCTTCAACCGCAGAAATACGCCTGTCCACTTCTCCAGGAAAAACGTCAGCGCAGCGCCCAGTAGGAAAGTAACTATATTACTTCCGATTTCTTGTAGCATAGCAGCCTCCTTTTAGCTTCGCAGCAGCATCGTCACGATGAAGCCAACGAAGCCGCCCAACCATGTCACTACCATGTCACGCCAGTCAAATCCCCGGTAGCAGCCCCAGTCCCTGCCCTCCTTCATGAACCCGGCAAAGATAGCTGCAGCTATACCGTACAGCGGCGCAATAAAAAAGCCTACTGATATTGTTATCAGCAGGCCGGCTGCAAAATGCAGCTGTTTATCCAAAGCCATAAGAGGCCTCCTTCCGGATAATAAAAAAAGCACCTCATCGGTGCTTGTGGCCATATTGGCCTAAATGTTCTGTTTTAATAATTTCAACAAATCTTGCCTGATAAGAAAAGGCTGGTCACCATGGGCGATCTTCCGGATGATTTCCTCTGACTTTTCCACAATGTCCGCTTTCTTACCTGGCGGCAGCGTAGCAAGCAGCCCGTCCACCGTGTCCTTGTACTGGCCCCGGAGGTATTCTGTCTCCTGCTCAATGGCCTTGTTGTAATACCACGGCCACCGATGCAGTACGTCCATCTCCAGATCCGGCAGGTCAGGTACTGTAACATCTACAATATTTGCAGTCGTCATAATCCGGCCATTCGTCATCGGTTCTTCCACCACCCCAGCATAAAGGCTCACGACGGCCATACCCGTACCCAGGCGCAAAATCCTCAAATTGTTTTCCGGAAGATTGATAACCAATTGTCTCACGGTATTGCTCCATGTTCCTGACAAGAACAAACGAATCCAATATCTTCTTCCGCAACGCCTCGGCATTCGTATGCGGCAGCAGCCCCAGGTAGTAAGATGTGAAAACGTCTATGCAGTGTTCTAAATCAAACTTTCCTTTTGCGTAGCCCCTCATGACATAGGCAAGGTGCTGTTTCATCCGCAGGGTCGTTCCTTTGCGCAGCTGGATCCGGTCAAGATATACCATCCGGCCAATGAATTCTACTCCGTGCCGGACAGGAACCACAGCCGTTTTATCGTTCAGCTGCAGTCCGAACCCGGAGCGCAGGAATTCGTCACAAGCCGCAGCGGCTTCCCACGCCTGTTGCTTTGATTCGCACAGCATGGCCATATCGTCCATGTAGCGCTCATAATATGGTACACGAAGCACACGCTTGATATAATGGTCCAGCGGAGTGAGAACCACGTTGGCCGTCATCTGACTGATAAGGGAGCCTACCTGCATTCCACGTCCGGAAATGCGCTCGGCTTTTTCCACATCGTCAAACTGCAAGGGCAGGCCGAATGGACGGCCGTCACAACGGATGGCCGTCTCCAGGAACCACATCATGTCCGGGTCGTCCAGGGGCTTTCCCAACTCCCGCAGCTGTACTTCTATCGGAATCCGGAAAAAGAATTTCGCTACGTCCATCTTGCAGATGACCCAGCCCGGTTTGTGCTGAACCATCCGCATCCAGTTCTGCAGCTGCTGCACAGCCTTAATCGTGCCCATGTTCGGAACGCTCCCGTAGGAGTGTTCGTAAAAGGACTTTGAATATATGGGCCACAGCTGCAGGTAGGCAGCGCAATTCACAACCCGGTCAGAAAATGGCAGGGCATGAATCAGCCGTTTCTTCGGGAAATACTCATAAAAAGCATGGGGCTTCCCAGGGCGATAGGTCTTGTTCAGTTCCCGTTCAATATCCCTGAAAATATACTCTTCGAGGCCGGCGCTATATTCCAGCACTTCTCCCTTGTTCCGCTTGTCACGGCGGGCCAAAAGATAGCCGTTATAGTGGTTCTCAAACGTAGCAAACCGTTTAAAAACTCCCGTGTGCTTTTCCATAGCGTCGCCTCAAATAGCCGCTTCATGTCAGACGCCGTGCCGTAACCGGAACGTCGGAGTAGGCGGCGTATTTTTTTAGCCCGTAAAGAGCAAGGGAACAGGCTCCTTTACCACCGCTTGTACTGGAAGAGAACCCGTAAGTTCTCAACTTCTGACAGAATGCGGTAAATCGGAGCGGAACCCGATGTTCGTGTTCGAGTTCGAGCGAGCGTTGTTGCCGTTGAACGAAGCCAGACCGTTGGACGTGTTGTTCCAATTGCCGCCGCAGTTGAAGCCGCAATAGCCTATCCCCTATGTTGAGCGGGCTGATTAACGGCATCAATCAGTCCGCCTACCATCTTTCCAATATCCACCATCTGTTTTGACCAGGATTCATAGTGTTTCATGGGGAGGAGTTTGTCATTTTTCGCACCAAAAATGAGGCGGCGTATAAATTTCTGGGACACATCAATTTCCTGTACCGTCGTTTTGAATTTATAGCCACATTCCGCAGCAACACAAAGGCGCAGCAGCGTGAACATTTCATCCTCAATCGTCTTGGCCACGTTTCTGTCTACTCGGGGGAATTGCTTGAGAAACGGCCTTGCAAACAAAATCATGTCCTCGACGTGTTGGCGCAGTTCCAATCTTTTGTGATATTCCGTTTTGTTTTCACTCATGACTTGTCCTCCATGATACCTACATTTTACTGTAAGAGCGCCCATGGTTCGCAGTTTTGGTAGATTATAACGAAATACGTTATTTTGATTTTTTAAAAAAATTTTCCGGCCTTGCGGCCGGAAAATAGGGGGAACGGGCGCTGCTCACGCAGCGCAAAGCAGTAGCCAGTCGTCAGGCAGGCAGCTGAATATAAGCGGAGCGGAACCCGAGGCCCGCGTTCGAGTACGAGCGAGCGTTGATGCCGTTGAACGAAGCCAGACCGAGGGACGTGTTGTACCAATGGCCGCCGCAGAAGAAGCATCTTTCGTCCTCCGCATTGTTGAAATATGCATACTGGCTGGAGAACAGTTCCGCACTGGAACCATACTGTAACATGCCCAGGTTCTGCAACAGCAGTTTCGCAGCATCACTGATACCGGAAGCGCACACAATATTGGCAAAAGTGCAGCTATGACCGCCCGGTGCGGAATCCGTAATAGTGGTGCTGTAGGTCAGCTTGCTGGACACCCAGTCCATCTTAATAGAGCCGGAAGTCGTGCCTGCTCCGTTCGGGGCAATCAGGGTGCCGTCGCTTGCCTTGATTGCTTTCCAGTCTTCACTGGTAGCGCTCTGAGAATGAGCCGGGTCGGCAGCGTTGTTATTGGCCAACAACTGAATTTCCCCTTTGACGGTACGTACGCCGCCGGTCCATTCCCATACGTTACCGCACAGGTCGGCAATGCCGGACGGGCTCTGGTCATGATACCAGGTCAACGGTCCGGTACCGGTGGCAACTCTCTGAATTTTACCATTAGCGTCACGAGCCATCGACGGAATCGCTTTGTACACGCTTTCGGTATTGTGTTTTCCGTAATCGTTATTTCCTTTCGGCATGACGCCGTTTTTCTGGCACCAACGCACCAGCAGGCCCCATTCCATTTTTGTCATGAGGTGCCAGCCTTCGCCCTTGGCTTCGCAAGCTTCTCTCGCTGCGTCAAAAGTAATGTTCGCTCTCGGGTCAACGCCGCCCAGGGAGTAGGCACGGCCATTGTTGACCACGTTCTGATATTTGGAGATCAGGATTTCTTCCACTTCCTGCCCGTTCACAATGAACGCCGGATGAGTAGCCTCACTTTCTCCCATGCCCAGCTGTTTATAGGTCAGCTTAGGAATGCGCACCATGATGGACGGCAATCCCACATCATCAACCTTGACCACGTTACCCGGGCAGCAACCTTCTACAGCCAGTGCAGTTAAATCAAAATTAGCAGCCATGTTATTGTTCCTCCTTATTCCTCAATAGCCCACAAGGTGAGCTTCACTTTGTCCATGTCCAGCGGCAGCGGTTCCCTCTGGTCGTCTTCCGATTCCGGTTCCGTATATTCCCTTTCCGGAATATCAATCTCCGCTACATAACGCCAGCCATGTTCATAACCAATCACCAAATCTTTTGTCCGGTTGTAGCAGATAAAGATGTGTACCGGTTCGTCATCCTGCCGTTTGGCCAGGTTGAGCATCAGGTCGTCGTCGAAGATAATCTTTGTGCCAATCACCTCATACGGGATTTTCGGGCCAGCAGTCTTTTCGTCAATAATCATGATTCTCCAAAACCTCCAATCACCACATACTTAATCGTGGCCGAAGCTGCAGAGCCGGTGTAGCCAATTTGGAAACCGTTCGTCAGCTTCCCGGTCACTTCCACTTCACCCACGTTGCCATTAAAGGCTGTCACTTCTGTCAGCACTACATAGTTTGTGGTCTTCCTGACCTTACTCAGGCTCACAGACTGTCTGCTGTTGTTGAACGGGATTTTTTGCGTATTCGTCAGTGTTATGGTTCCGCTTTCCGTGATATCGTGGTCTGCCATCCACTTCTGGATGGACTCGATTTCCCACTTGTTCTGCCGTGCCAGGTTCATGACAAGGCGCACCACAGCGTCCATATCCAGCAACGTTGCGCCGGTGTAGGTATGGGTCCGTTCATCTTCCCCATCCTTATACTGCCGAAAAGCATTGAACAGAATCGCTACGGCAATATGGGCGTCCAGGATGCCATCCTCCATTTTGTTAAAATGCGTCTGGTCCTGGGGTGTGCCTTCTTCCATAACAGTGCCGGCAGGAGTGATCCGATACAAAGTGTCCCCAATCTTGACGACGAAAAATTCATCTGCCGGGTCTCGGACGAAATCCTCCCAGCGAGTCGGGTTATACATTTGTGTTTACCTCCTCTCGGATTGTAAAGTCGAACCAAAACAGGATGCCTGTCTGGCCCGCTTCCAGTCTTATGTTGCAGTCCTGGTGTGCCCAGAGCTGCCCGTCCGTGTTGAACAGTTCCACACGGTTGACTGTGATGGCGGCTCCGTCAGCGTTGATGTTCAGCTGTACCCGGACCGTACCGTTTTGCAAAATCTTCACTTTGGTAAGATAGATTTTGTGATACGTGGAGCCTACCCGGTAACGTGCATAGCTGACACGCCGCTTGATGTATTTCCGCAGGTCTTCAAAACCAGCTCCATCAATCATGTCTGTAACCTCCTTACATCAGGCTGCCCGGTATGCTCCCGCAGTACCGGACGCTATATGAAGTATTTCCAGCTGATGTTTCAGCTGCTACCTCGTTTCCTTCAACGCCCCCATGGGTTGCACGCTGTGGGAACGTGCCGGAGACGGCCTCGTTCGTGTACGGATTCCGATAGCCTGCAGCATCATTTTCCGTGGTCACGATTATGCCCTCATCCGACAGTCTGCCCGGCGTGCTCCTTGGAAACATTCCGGATGAGATTTCATTGGTGTAGGGATTGCGGTACCCGAGGCCGTTGTTGTACGTATGAATCACCAGGTCAATGTCATCAATCTTGCCCAGTGTGGCCCGGAACGGATATGTTCCGCAAAGTCTGCTTTTGTAGCAAACCCAGCTGCAGCCGGTCCGGATTACAATGTTATGCGGTACGTGATAGTACACGCCTTCCAAATGGCTCCGGTAGGATTTGTATTCCTCCACCAGCTCCAGCACTTCTGAAAGCGACAACGGCGGGGCTGGGTCTTTGGCGGTCATCAGGATGCGGAACCAGTACGGTTCGCCTTTGTCCCATTCCCACCATTCCTCAACCGTTGCATCCTGATACACCGTCCGGACGATATCTTCCACCGCAGCCGGCGTGCCTTTCTTCCGGTGCCTTTCAATGGCTGTACGTACCAGGTTCCGTTTTGTCTCCAGCGGGAAATTATCCCGATAGAAATCCACATGAAACTGCCACGCCAATTCATCTACCAGCGCCTCCGACAGCTCATTCAGCCGGGGCAGGAGCAGCACCAGGAGCGAGTCTTTGTTGGCAGCATCAAACTCTGCCTGGACAGAATCGCAGATATCGTTCACCTTTTGGTCATACTTGATACTTTCAGGCAGTGTCTGCTTAATTTGAGCATCTTTCATATCAAGCATCTTCACGCCCTCCGTATTGCACTGTTACCGTATCGGCGATACCTACCTGAGAATCGTCCAGCACCGTGAATGTCGGGGAACGTACTTCTGCACGTTTGGCTCCGGCCGCCACGATCTTCCGGATGAGTTCGCTGGGATTGATATCCCTGCCAATCTTTCCCTTTGTCCAGCTCACAAACTCTGCAACAGCGGCCTCCACGTTCGTCCGTATGACGCTTTCCTGTGCTGCATTGGCCGTATCAATGTAGTAGGTCAGGTCCACGTCATAGTTGACTACCGTAGGGGCCAGCACAGACACATGGTCTGTGAGTGGCCGGATGCTTCGGTCATTCAGCGTTTCAGAGACAATCTCTAACATTTCTTCCCCGGGGAGCTGTCCGTTATTCAGCAGCACCCGTACTTCGACTTCGCCCGGGTCGGGAGAGGTCACTGCCACGTCCGAAATCAGCGAAGAGGCACGTTTCGCATAGAAGATGTAAGCGCCTTCAGGGCCAGCCACAGAAAAGCTCTCAGGAGCCATGTGGATGGCTTCACGGTAGCTTTCATCTTCCTCAATCTCTGCGCCGCCTTCGCTTTTGGTCAGATTGGCCACGTTGTCCACGTAGGGCACAGGGTCAACCAATGTCTTGATTTGACCGGCCACGTAATCGTTACCGACAACACCTTTTTCCGTACAGGTGGCGGAACCGTCCCCGTACAGGCTGCCTGCCGGAATCACCAACGTTTCATCCAGGGTAAAGAAAATCTGTCCGTCGGCCGTAAAGCGTGTCCCTGCATCCACCGTCACGTTGGTGCCCATGGTTTCCGAAAGCGTGATACGCATGGTCGTAACGGCAGGCGTTGCCGGCAGCCGTTCCAGGCCAACCAGAGCGCCCAGATGGTCCAGTTTTTCCTTTTCCGCATACCGCAGCAGATTTTGTTTCCCGGTTTCGTTGATATCGTTCTTCAGCAGAATGATGATGTTGGCAATGGTCAACAAAAAAAGGCGAACCGGGTCGCCTTTTGCCAGTGTTCTTTCTGTAATTCTTTCGTATTCGTTTATGATCTTGGCTTCCACAGTCGCTGCGTCAGCATCCACAAACGTAATATCCGGTAAGTCTTTAAGATTCATTGATGGTCAACCTCACTTTCGGCGTCAGAATCCCGTCAATAGTCGCTTCCCACGTGATGCTTGTCACAGCGGCACGAGGTTCATACTTTGCGATGGCCAGGATAATATCGCTTACCATCTTTGCTTTGGCGGTTTCTATCGGCTTGTCCAGATAGGTGACATCCAGCCCCAAATCTCTGTCCAGGGGGACGCTGTACTTGATTGTGTTCAATATGCAGCGCACGTTTTGTAAGATTTCTTCTGCAACCGTTCCCGGCGCAAAATCAATCGGGGGCAGCCTGCCAACCGCAATCTCATAATCCATTTAGATCATCCTCCCTGTGTACTCCTTGAGCGTGACATTGGTTTCCACTATGTAAATGGAGCCTCCATGCCAGTGCTTCACCGGTTCGGACAGGCTTCGCAACGTCCACAGTCCGCTGCTTAAACCGAACGGCCGGCCTTTAATCAGGGACATGAAGAGGTCACCGATAATCTGACCGCCTAACACCAGTGGGAACACCTCGCCGGTGTCCCGCATTTTACGCAGTTTTTTCAACACCAGTTCCGGATTCACACCATGGTCACGCCGCAGGGAGATTTTAAATGTGATTTCGTCTAAATCCGGCCCCAGGAATTCCAGGGACGGTTTCTGCGATAAAATATCGTGCTTCGCCCAACGGCCTGTACCATTGCGCACAAATTCGTCAATCGTCAGCAGGTACCGCCTGGACACCATGAACGGGATATCTCCCATGTAACCGACAATCATTTACTTATCCTCCTGCGTAGACATCTCCGCTGCCAACCGCAACCGAACCGCCGCAGCTGACAGGGTCTCCGATGCGCCCGATCTGCAGGCCGTTCACATAAACCGTGGAGCTTCCGGAAGCAATGATTCCGGTATGGGGCGGATGTACGATACAGCCATGGGCAACATAGCTGTCTGACTGCCGGCCGCATTTGATTTTGTTCACAAACACATCTCCGCTGCCAGTGTCCAATGGTCTCGGCGGGCAGGCGTCATGGCCTGTATCATTGTCTCCAACTCTTGTTACTGCGGGCATTGTGTACCTCCTTAGTTCAGGTCTATCCTCGGTGCCGTCAGTATCAAATGGCTGCTTGCGTGGATGTGAATTGTACCTTTCCCGTCAAAATGGAAATAGCTCCCGTCCGGGAACCGGATAGAGCGTACATTTTCGTCCTTGTCTTCGGGCGGATCCTGCTGACTGTAAAAGGCCCCCAGGATGAAACCCTCATTCAAGCCGCTGCCGGACGGGTTCGGCAGGAAACAACACAATACCTGAGTGTCTACTTCCGGTACCCAGTAGCCCTGCGTGCCCTTGCTCCCGATGACGATGATAGGCAGCTCCGCACTTACCAGGTCGTCCTTATCCGGAAACGTCACCCGGGCAGTACAGTTCGTACCGTTTACGGAGCTGACTCTTCCGATGCGGAACACGTCTCTAATATCCATTCAAACACCGCCTCACTTCAATACTTGTCTGATACCCGGAGCCGATGCTGTGAGACGCCCTTGTGATGATGTACTTCCCATCGTATTTCCCGAAGCCCAGCAGCTTTATCGTGATGGCAGCCACTAAATTCAGATTGCCTACCACGGTAAAGTTCCCTGTCCATTCCTGACAGTTCTTTTCCCGGAGCTTCTTTTTGGCCAGGCGTTCTGCCTCGGCTATGTTCTTGACCTGTTCTTTGATTTCCAGCGTCTTGCCTTCCTTTTTGTCCGGGTCCGTAAAGGTGGCCTCGACAATCTCTTTCTTTTTGCCGTGCTGGTACCGGACGTGGCAGGCCTTGTAAACATCCCTGGACTTGTTGCTCAGGGAGTAACTCAGCACCTCCGTGACCAATACCGTGCCGGCAGCCGAAGCGAACGTACCGGGCTTCACGATGGTCACCTTTGGTTCTTCCGCTTCGTATTTGGCCTCATCAAAAACAATTACTTTGTTCTCGGCAATCTTCAGGGCCAGCCCATGGTCCTTCAGCAGCGCCAACAAAAAGGACAGGTCAGACTGTTCTGTCTGCTCTGTCCTTTCCAGTGTCGGGTTTGCGTCGGTGTCATAGACCAGCTCCATGCCGGCGTCTGACGCTATGTCATTCGCAATTTTCTTTAATTCGTTCTTCTCCCAGCTGCGGGTCCGTTCCACGCCCCGGAGCTTATTGTTCTCCGGGATGGACACAGACCGGATCTGTACCTCGGACGGGGCCCCGCTGCTGGTAATCTCATCAATCTCAAACTGGCCCAGCTTCAGCTGGTTGGTACCCGCCGTCAGCGAGTCCCAGTTCAGCGTGTTCAATGTGACGTCCAACTTGGCTCCTTTGTCTGGGAACCAGCTGTCCTGCCACATGCCGGCAATGTCTTCCAACTGTAAATCCAGCGTGTCAGCTTCTCCGGACATATTGTCCGTGTAGCTCAGCCCCTGCAGGCTTACCGCCAGATCTGCCGATATATCCTTGTTGTCATACAGCACGGTAGCTGTCACTCGTTTGGCCAGCATGACTTATCTCCTCCATGGCGGCAGTGTATCGAGTTTGGGTGCGGTGTATTCCGGCACGTTCAAAACGATGCCGGCACCAAAAATGACCACGCTCCTGTACTGCTGGTTTGCTTCCAGCAGGACGTTCATGGCCTTTTCTGTACCGTACAGCTTCTTTGCGATACCGTCCCACATGTCGCCCTGGATCGTCGTGTAATTATCCAAAGTTCACCCTCCGTTGCTCATTCTGCCACCTCTGTATCATCTCCCGGAATTTGGCCATGGACATTTCCTCCACACGCTCTGCGGTTTGCCGTATCTTTTCGGGAACGTCTGAACCGGAGATGTTGAAAACATTGTTTGGAGAATATGTGATGTTGACCGGGCCAGCGGGAGATTCCACCGCTTTGTCGTTCTTCATAAAATCCTCAAGAATCCGGAACGGCGAATCAAAATCCTGCTTAACGATTGGAGCTGGCTCCAGCTGTTCGCCCTGTACCATCGCATTGATAATCGGTGAGAACGCAGGCGCAGCCTGTTCAGCCATACGGATGACCGGGCCAGCGGGAGATTCCACATTTACGTCCGGCGTTTCCGGATTTACTACGATACCCGGCGCTGCCGCCGTGGCGTTGACCACCGGCGCAGGGATTTCCGGGAATGGGGGCATGGCCACGGTAACCGGTTTTGCTTCCGGAACCATCACCTGGGGTTTGTTCCCCGGTTCCTGTTCCACGGGCACACCCTGTACGCCAACGGGAACGGGCGCTGTAGCCTGTTCCATGTTGATTACGGGTGGAACATTGGGCCCCTGTGTTTCCTGCCCTCTAAAACGATTTTTCAGGGCCTCGACAATCCCCGGCATCGTGAAATAGTTTGCCACGTTCATTTCAGCCGGCTTTTGTTCGTACAGGCCTGAGTAGTTCTGTTTCGTTTTCTGCGTCGGCTGCACCAGTCCCAGCATCTGGCCTGTGCGTAACCAAAGATTCTTGGCACGCTTGCTGCCGTCAATAGGGATGGCCGCTTCCGGAGATTCTTCCGCAAAGGTCGTCAGGAATGCGCCCTTGTTGTAGATGCCGCCTTTGGCATTGGCCGCTACTGCACCACTGCTTCCGCCAGCTTCCACGCCCTGTGAGAATCCTACGGTAAAGGAACCGATTGCGCTTTTGGCGGATTCCCACGCATTGGAAACGAGGCTTGTCAGTTTTCCGGGGAGCCCCAGGAAAGCATCTATGATGCCGTTAAAACCTAACTTGCCCCATTCCTTGGCCTTGTCAATAAAGGACTGGCCCACACCGTCCAGGCTTCCGATGATGCCCATCAGCTTGTCCGGTATCTGCATGAACCAGCCAACGACATATCCGACTGCATAACCGGCTTTTTGGGGCAGTTCGGAAAGCGTCTGCCCGAACCAGTTGTAAACACCGACCGCTGTCGTTTTTACCCATTCCCAGCCTTTCACCAGACCGGCTGACACTTTGTCCCAGTTCTTATACAGGGCATATCCGGCGGCGATCAGCCCCGCAATGCCGACGACAATCAGCCCGATAGGGTTGGCCATCAGGGCCGCATTGAAGGCCCATGTTCCGGCAGTGGCGGCAGCCGTAGCACCGGTTCCGGCAACGGTGGCCGCCGTAGCCGTAGCCGTAGCGGCAGCGTTGCTGAGATGGATAAAGCCCAGTGTAGCAGCTACCACACGGTAGGCAGCATAGGCCACACGTGCCACTTTGAACGCACCGACGGCGCCAACCATGGCGGCGGTGACCAGGCCGATACCTTTAATCAGTTCCGGATGTTCTTCTGCCACTTCCGCAATGCTGCTGGCCAGGTTTGCCAGTCCGTCGCCAGCGTCAGCCAGCATCGGGAGGAATGCGCTGCCGAATCCAATGGCAACGCCTTCCATGGCGGACTTTAACCGAATCATTGCACCGCTTGCATTGTCGGTCATGGTCTTGGCCAACCGCTTCGATTCACCGTCGCACTTGTCCATTTCCTTGACCAGAGCGTCGAATTTATCCGGAGCCGAATCAATGACGGCCAGCCAGCCGGTGGAAGCGTTCTTGCCGAAGATTGCACCAACAGAGGCAAGCCGTTCCTCCTGGCTCAGTCCCTGCAGTTTGTCCCGCAGCTCTGTGATGATGGCGGACATCTTCCGTGGGCCTTTGGTGTCGCTTAACTCAATCCCCAGGCCTTTCATGGCGGCTTGCGCCTCGGCCTGTTGCTTGGACATCTCGGACATGTTCATGCCCAGGGCTTCCATGGCCTTGGATGCCTGTTTCGGTGGACCAGCCAGACGAAGGAAGCCTGTACGGAGCGATGTGCCGGCCTGGGAAGCCTTGATGCCTTTGTCGGCCATCAGGCCAGCCAGTGCGGCGGTCTCTTCCATATCCACACCGAACGCATGCGCTACAGGTGCGGCGTATTTCATGGTTTCGCCCAGCATCTCCACATTGGTGTTAGTCCGTGTGATAGTGTAGGCGAACACATCTGCCATATGACCGGCTTGGTCAGCGCCCATCCCGAATGCAGACAGCTCGTCAGAGACGATATCTGCCGTCCGTGCCAGGTCGGTGTTACCAGCTGCAGCCAAATCCAACAGACCCGGCATGCCCTTTAAAATCTCCTGTGCGTTCCAGCCGGCCATGCCCAGATAGCTCATGGCGTCTGCAGACTGCCGTGCGGTAAACTGCGTTGTCCTACCCAGTTCTTTGGCCTGTTTCGTCAGCAGCCCCATATCCTCTGCGCTGGCTCTTGAGATGGCCTTTACCTTGGACATGCCCTGTTCAAAGCTCGCTGCCGTCTCAATCATGCCCACGATGGGACGGGACGCTGCATAGACCCCGATGCCAAATGCGCCCAAATCTGTGACTGCGGATTTTAAATTGTTCTTGGCGCTGATGACGCCATTCAGTTTTGACTGTTGCAGTTCCAGAGCTTTCAGCTGTTCCCTGGCCTTGTTGGCCTTGGCAGCGTAGCCCTCAAAATCGATCTCGTTTTTGTACAGCGCCGCATCCAGTTCTTTCAGCTTGTTCTGCAGTTCCTTGCCCTGCTGCCGCAGCTGAATCAAACCGTTACGGGCCGTGTTCATGGAGCCAGTAAAGCCCTGGCTCACAAGACCGTTTATTGAAAATGTAAATTCAAATGTCTTAGCCATCGGGCACCTCACTTCTGTGCCATATCAGTTATCGCCGTGAGCCATTCCATCAGCTCGGACAACGGCATCCCAAACCAATACGGTACTGGTCCGTAGCCCCCGTGTGCCAGTCTTAGCGCGATCTTTCGGATGAAGTTTGTGATTCCTTCTTTACCGCATCCGGTACCAGCAAAAAAGTGCCGACATCTCCGGTAATCACTGCAACTTCCTTCAACGGCAGTTCCAGAAGGTCAGGCAATGGCATCTTGAATGCCCTGGCTGCCAGCGCAGCATAGAACATACGGGAGGTCATGATGTCCATGGACTGATCACCCTCCTGCCTTGCTGCCTTTTCCGCTTTCATAAAATCGTTCCCGGACATGGACCGGAGCGCCTTTTCCAATTTGTCTTTGTCGTAAACTTTGTATTCCATATGCTCTTTCCTCCTAAAAATAAAGCGTCTGCCAGTGTATGACAGACGCTTCTAAAATCCATTACAGGCCTAATGCTGTGGCTACATCCTTCAGGTAGTCTTTGCCTTCGACTTTGAAAATGTAGTTGTATTTGTCTGCTTCCAAAACTTCTTTGCCATCAATCGTGACCTTGATGTAGTCCACCTCGATGGTGGTTTTGGTGTCGCTGGTGGTACCCATATCACCTTTGCCCAGGGCAGCGGTGGTCGGTACACCACGTACTACAACCTTTATTCCCTGAATCACATATTCGCCGGTACCGGTATCTTTTACCTGATTGGCTTCCCGGATGTCAAAGAGGAAGCTCTTCGGCGCTGCAAAATGAGCAGCAGGAACATCCAGCGTGCGCCAGTTCAGTTCCAGCTTTGCAGAGCCGATATGCCCCAGGACAGGGGAATCAATCTCACCGGCCAGGCCGGCGCCTTTGATGGTGTTGGTAATAGCCTCCAAAGTCGGGAGGGTGACATCTGCCAGGCCCAGCTGGTCTGCGCCATTTTCAAACACCCGGAAGTTAATTAACTTTTCAGGAATCAGCATGAGTTAGCCCTCCTTTCTTAGCTAAACAGCGTATTAAAATAAGACGTATCAAATTCCACAATGTCTTCGATATCCCGGGCGGGTACCGTGAGACCCAGATAGGTATGGAATTTGATTTTGCCGTCGATGAGGTCGGTAATCGGGTTTTCCTCTTCGAGGAATTCGACACGGCCGCCTAACAGTGCGCCGCTTGCAGTCAGGCCGTTGAGACGGATGTTTTCACTGTCTACAACGTTCTGCACCAGGCGCTTGTTGGTCGGCTTATCCAGCTTCTGCCAGTAGGTCAGGATGAAGGTCTGGCCATGCCAGTTCACCATCCTGCGGCTGGAAATGAACGCATCCTTCGGGTCGGTGTTGCCAGGGTAGCAGCCGGTACGGTTGCCGAACGTCCGCCAACCTCCGATAAAGTTGATTGCGGTCACGATGCCCTGACCATTGAGGTATTCTGCCTCGTTGAGCGCCAGGCGCACTTCCGTGCCATCGGACAGGCACAGACCCGTAATCGGCAGCTCCTTGTTGGAAGGAGATTCATACGGGACATCTCTGTTGGCACTGTCGGTCTGAGCGATAGCACCCAGCACCATGCTGGAGATATGGAAAATCTTTTCGCCCAGCTTGGCCATAGGCCAGCAGACCACCTGGTCTACGCCGGTGTAGGAATTGTTGTTCTTCCATGCAACCGCATCGGAATATTTCTTGACGATGCTGGTGGGGATATCCGTCAGTGACAGCGCCTTGAAATGCTCGTTGATGTTGCCGGATTTTGCTTTAATGACCGCAGCCACTTCCGGATTCTCGGACCAGCCGGGTGCCAGCACGACGCCGGGCACCATGCCGAACATGGTGAAGATATCGTTCAGGCATTCCAGGCCTTTCTTGGCGCCGGTCGTGGAATCAACGCCACCGATGATATCTGCAGCAGTTACCGCAGAAGCATCAACCTTGTCGTAGTTCACGAACATGGATAGTTCTCCGTCCAGAGCACCGCCTTCCAGTACAGAAATCACTAACCGGTCTTTGCTATCCCAGGCAAAGTCGTAGTCAGTGCCACGTACTAAGGCATCGCCGGAGGCAGTCTTTTTGACAACCAACGTGGCAGGGATGACCGGGTCGGTCAACACAACGGTACCGTCAGAGTCAATGGTCTTTTCTGCCTGGGCCACAGCTGCTTTGTGGACTGCCGGATCCAGTACGTTGATAAAGATTACCGGAGCCCGGTTGAACAGGAAAAACTGGGAATACATCGGTTCGCAAAGCGTGTATTTGTTCCAGTCTTCGGAATAACCTAATCCAGCATCTGCAGTGCCATAGTTGTAGCACAGCAACGGGGTATTGGCAGGAACCGGGTCAGATGCAAGATGCACCGGAGCGGTACCTACAATTACCGGCAGGCCAGCCGCAGTATTGACAGGCGGCGTAATGCTGGTAGGCACTTCGGAATAGTTGACACTATGTCTGTAAGCCATAATGCTTATACCTCCTTAGCTACTCGTTTACATAACGTGTTTAATAACGTTCCTTCTTTCTTGATGGATTCCATGGCCGAGTTAATCTGGCTGGTCGGCACCATCAGGTGTTTCATCCACGGATGCTCGGACATGATTTCCTGTACCGGAACGGTGAACAGGCCATCAATAAATACCGTTGCATGAGAAAGCCGCCCCTTGGAAAGGGACGGCCCCACATACATCAGACTTTTACTTTTCTTTCCATCGCTCGTATTTGCCGAATCCATCTTGGGCTTCTTGGAAATCGTCATAACTAAATCCCTCCTCGTGCAGATGTGATATTGAATAGTTGGCAGTGATTGTGCCCAACCACTGCGGGAACGGCTGCTCTCTGTCGTATATGTCAAAAAGCAGAGGCGGTTCCAAACGATATTTCTTTTCTAAAAACGGGAATTTCAGGAGGTCCTGCCGGACATGCTCCACAAGGTTGTACAGACTGCGCCATCCGTCGTTTTTATCGTCGTCATAAATGGAAAAGCCAATCTCCATCTTGGCGTTGCTGGTTTCCTTATCGTCCTTCACCTGTACCACCAGAGCGTAGATGAAAGAGCTCCGTGCCTTGGCGTTATCTTTGAAAGGTGGATAACCGGCATACACTTCAACAGGGACCTTCGTCTTTACCGGCGGATTTCCGGACGGCTGCTCTGAGCTGTAGTTCCCGTTCAGTAAATCTTTTATGCGCTTCTGCATCGCTTCCATCAGGAATGTTGGTGTCATTTCGTGATACCTCTTATCAATACATCCATTTCGTGCTCCACACGTTCTTCCAGTTTCCGGCCAATGTCCTTCTCAAGCTGCGGCCTAACGGTATCGCCACCTGCCATCTGGGTTACGGATGGGCCATGAAGCACTTCCAACGGGTAACGTGTCGTCCATATGCGCCGCAGGATAGCAGGTCCGCTGTTGATTCGACGCACGAAAGCGCCAGGAATCAGCCTCAAGCCTGTGCTCCGTTTGACAGACACATGCACTCCATCATTGCCAACACGCCGTGTAAAATTGCGCAGCTGCTTAGGCCTGTCCTTGAAAGATATCCTGCCCAAAAGCCTGCCGGTCTTTCCGGTGCCCTCGGCAGTCGTGGCTCGCTTGACCGCATCCGGACTAATGGTGTATTCTTTCCGGATAAGCCGGGAGGATTGTGTCTTACCATACGTCACCGTTCGGTTGATGGCCCGGCTCATGGCCCGTTCTGCACCGCCCTTGATTCCGGACAGGATGTTTTGGACAGTTTCCATTTTCTTTTCGTCAAAGCGGATCAGGATGCTCATTATCTTTCGTTGCCTACCAGCTGGATGGTCAGCATGCCCATATCTGCGTTGCAGCTTTCCACCACGTACAATTTGCCGTCTACATAGAACGCCTGGTCTGTCACCGGAATTTCCGGGAGGTCGTCCGCTTTGCAGTTCACAAGCGTACGGCTCCCGTAGACTCCGTGATAGTTCGGGTTCAGGTCGTCGTCAATGTCTGTATTTTCCGTAACGGAAACATCTTGCAGAATACATTTGCAGGTCGTGCCGTTGAGATCGTGTTCCTCGGCAAACTCATCCAGATTCAGGAACACTTTCTCATTGTCGGCCGCAACCATATCTTTGAAGCCGCTCATACTACCGGAGCCTCCGCATCTAAGAAAGGCAGTTCCTCCTCATCCTCAGAAACCTGGGCTTCGAGCAATGCCTTAGTGATGTTGTCTCTGCTTTTCAGCTTGCCGACAGGCAAGTCAAAGTCAGCAGCTAACTTTTTGAGTTCCGAAAACGGGAGCGCTTTCAGTTCCTCTTCGGTCATGGAGGCAGCCTCGCCATCCGGTGAATCAATCCCGTCAGCAGGGTTCGCTTCCGTCTCCTGGGTATCACCCGGGGCCTCTTCCGTATCGCCAGCAGCGGGCGTTTCCGCCATCAGAACAGGCTCCTTTACAAATTCAGCAACGCCCAGCTTTACCAGACGTTCTGCTTCCTCTTGGGAGACTTCGGCTTCCTGGCCCCAGCGATAGAGTTTGACCCTGCCGTTTTCATGTGCGCCGTAACCTCCGCTTACAATTCTGACTTTGGTCATGATGCCCTCCTGTTTAAGCCGATACTACGTTGGCAGCGTAGATGTACGGGCAGTAGTTCTGCGGAGCAGCCAGCGGACGGCAGGCCAGACGCAGTTTGCGCAGGTCGTTCGGCTGGTCCAGGATGAATTTCGGAACACGTTTTGCTGCGTGGGTAGCAAAATCGGTAGCGCCGAAGTCGATCTGGGAGATAGCGCCATACATCATGTGTCCGCAGCCCGGAGCGGTTACCAGAGCGCTCTTTTCCGGGAAGTACGGAGTGTCCTGGTTATTGTCGTTTACATAGGACTCAGATACTTCAAAGAGATTCAGGCGATAGCCGTTGAAATTCAGAGTGCCCAGGAATGCAACGCCGGGGTAGCTGGTCAGCTTCGGGTCAATGGTACCGGTAATCAGGCCGGATTCCTTGTTGATGCGCTCACGGACTTCCTGGCTCTTCATGATAGCTTCGGAAGCATCGGTGCCCAGAATCAGGTCAACAGCCGGCAGGCCGCGATACGCCAGCATCTTGCACATGGCTTTCACGTCGCCGAAGATATCCCCATACTGGGTGTCCCATTCTTTACCGCTTGCAACGGTATAGGTGTGTTCGGAAGTTTGTCCGTCATAGAAATGCACTACGTTGACATCGCCGGTCGTTTTGTCGTCGATGTATTCCTGCATGGTGCAGCCGTTGTTGATCATGGTCTGTACGGCCATCCATTCTTCACGGCGTACGATGCGGTCATCCATTTCTTTCAGGTCGTCCCTCTGAATCCGTTCGGCACGCTGTGCAGCGTCCATGCCCGGATAAAGGGCTTCACCAAAGCCACGTTTCTTCAGGTCATCCAGAGACAGGATGCGGGAAGGAGCGATATAGGCCGGGGTGTATTCGTGGATTTCGTAGCCCCTGCGGTCCATGGGGATGTCGCCCACACGGGGAGCTACAAACGCAGCCATTTTACGATCGCCTTTCTTGTATTCGGTCAGCACTTTGTCTGCATTGAAGATGTCAGCTGCGCCGGTCGGGAAATAACGGTCTTTGAAGAACGTACCCATGGGAACGATTTCTTCATGAATGGCCATCAATACATAAGTGTCGAAGAAATTTAATTCAGCCATTGTTCTTTACCTCCTGTATTAGTTAGCAGCCGCAGCCGCTTTGAGAATGATGCCCTTTGTACGCAGGGTGTCCTTCACGGCTTCGGTAATGGTTGCGCCTTCGGCAATCACCAGTTTGTCCGGGTCGAAGCAACCTGCGATATATACCGGGGCGTTCACGTCAGCAGCAGTGCCAACGGTCACGTCGTCACATAAAATGCAATCAGCGGTGAGAGTATCGCCCTCGCCCGCAGTAGTGCCGAAGATAACCAGCTTCCCGGTGCTTGCAGATTTCGCAAACAGGGTGCCCCGAACATAGGTCTTTTCGGAAGCGCCTTTGAGAATGGTGCCGCCGGCAATGATAACCTGCGGCTTGATATCGGTAACCAGGCCGTCGAAAGCCATTTCGCCGAGTTTTCTGCTCAAAACTGCCATTTTATTTGTCCTCCTTGTGTAAAGATTTGATGGCCGCACGGGCTTCTTTCATCTTTTCTCCCGGGGTCTTTTCTTCATCCGCTTTCTGTTCAGGCGTCTCAGCCGGAGCCGGAACCGCAGGAACAGCAGCAACTTTACTTGCAGCGTGGTCCGCTGCCATGTTGCTCAGGAACTGCTGGCCCTTTTCGGCTGCTTCCAGAGCAGCACGGTAAGACAGTTCCTTTGCGTCGCAGGCTTTGTCGCCATACTTGGCAGCATTCACCATGTCGGCATTAAACAGCCCTGCAACCTTTTCAATCCCCTGCAAACGGGCCTGTTCTTGCTGAACAGCGTCTGCACGTGCTGCGCTTTCTAACTGAGATACCAATTCCGGATTCTCAGCACGCAGCTCTTCAATCGTATTAGCCATTGGTTTTCCTCCTTCTTTGGCATTTTTATTTGTATTAACCGGTACGGCTCCGGCTTCTACCGTAGGAATAAAGTCCGGGGCGAACATCCCCGGTGTCAGGTGAACCTCACGCTCCCCGACATAGATGGTGCGGCCATCCGCAGACGCAGCCAGTTTCAAAGGCTCCTCATTCAGAACTTCATCCGCAAAGCCTTTTTCTACGGCTTCTTTTCCGCTCATGTATGTGGTATCTGCCATCATGTGCAGGATCTGCGTTTTGCTCAACTTGGTCTTGCGTTCATAAATGGATGCCTGGGCTTCGTCATACGCATCGCTGGCCTTGGCCATGCTTCGCAGTTCGTCTGCGTTGTAGCCACCAAACAACAGGCTCCAGCATTTGTGAATCATGATTAAACTGGACGGGTTCACTTTGACGGTGTCGCAGGCGCACATGATCAGCGAACCGCCGCTCATGGCCATGGCGTCCACGATACAGGTCAGAGCCACGCCTTTATTTGCCAGCTCACGCAGCCGGTTATGAATCAGAATTGACGTACCGGCATCGCCGCCCTTTGAATTCATGCGGATGGTGATTTCGGAACAGCCCTCAACCTGCTTCAGGTCTTCCAGAAACTCGGAACCGATGATAAATTCGCCCTTGATAGGGTCGCCCCAAAAGTCTGTAGGCTGCTGCTCCACAATTTCCCCGTATAAGGAAATCTCTGCCTTTTTTCCATCCTGTGTGGCCATGGTGTAAAATGGCCGGGCTATGTTAATCTTGTCCATCGTCATTTCCTCCTTGTGTCTGTTGTGTCTGCTGCGTCTGTTGTACCGGAATAACTCCGGCTTCACGAAGCAACTCGTTTTCACGTTTCAGCTGGGCCACGTTTTCATCCCAGTCGCCACCGCCCATCTCTCGGGTAATCTGAGCACGTGTCTTGATGCCCTGGCTAATTTGCAACAGCGCAGCGCCACTATCCTTAACAGGGTCAATCTGTCCCTGTACCGGGCCAATCCACCGGGCAGCGCACCAGGCTTCCCGGATGAGCGGGTCATCAAAAAAGCCAGGAGCCTTTATCCGGCCTCTGGCTATCGCTTCGGTCAGCCATGCCTCATAGACAGGCTGATTGAAATCGTCAATAAACCACTGACGGTACATCTTGAAATTTTCAAAGGCTTCTAACAGTGCCGCCCGGCTTGCAGAATAGCTGCTGTTAAACTCTTTCAGAAGCACTTCATACGGAATTCCTAAAGCCGCACCCATCTGACGGCATACAGCTTTCAGGAAATTGTCAAAGCCAGCGGTCGGTATGTTTGGATTCCCAAATTTGACCGTTTCGCCTTCGGCCAGAACATTGACCTGACCGGGCCCCATCTCGTACTCATTCTTATTTTCGGAGATTCCCTGGTCCGGATTTTCTCCGGGTACCGGCTGCACATCGCCGGCACCGGTCTCATTGAATGGGAGCTCTGCAGGATCTGTCTTCGTTTCCACCCACGCCGTAAAGAAGCTCTGAATCAGGGCCGCCATCAGCTCCGATTCTGTATATCGGCGAATCTGCAGCAACGGCTCAATCACCTTGGCCAGATAGGGCACGCCACGGTATTGGTCTGGGCGCTCTGCGGTCATGATGTGAAGAATGTTCGGCATGCCTGTTTTCTCCCCATATGCCGGTACCCGCACCCATTCGACTTGCTTGTCTGCCATTTCATACGGATACGTGTTGCAAATGTGATAGGCCACAACCTGGCCAAACTGATTTACTTCTACGCCGTCATGGATGAGGTTCCCATCTTTTGTTTTGCCTTCGGTCGAACCGGCCAGATAGACGCCGCCACGCAATTCGGTCGGCGTGCTGATTCGGTCTGCCTCGATGAGGTGGATCCGGAGCGAATACGGGTTCAGCGGCGTAGGATTAAAACGCTCTATGAGGGCGAACACATCACCGCTCAACAACCAGCTGATAAGTGCCAACTGCTGGAGCTCAGCAAAATTGGACAGGCCGATTGCGTCACAGTTCTGTTTCTTGCTGGCCCAAAGCCGGAATTCTGTTTCCGTCTTTTTCCTCCACGACTTGGCCGTTTCGGGAGACAGTCCCAAAAACTCAGCGTCAATGCTGCATTGCAGGGTCAGTCCCACACCGATTACCTTTGTCCGGTTCGTATCAATTGCCGATGTAGCAACAGGCGCAGCCATGTACAGCATCCGGGCTCGCTGCCGGAGCGTCCGGTTATGCATGTTGATATCCATCAGGGAAGAGCCGCTTAACGCACGGAAACTGCGAAGCGCACGCTTCACGATGCTGGCGCCTGCGTCACCGTAGCCGGAAGCCTTCGGCTTTACTCCGGTTTTCTTTTTCTTCTTCATGTCTTTTTGCCTCCAAACTTGAGGGAGACGGCGGTGGAAAGGAGCAAAGACCGCCGTTCCCTATGGTAAAGCTCCTGAAAGCTTGTACCCGTTACCAATCCCGGATTACAACTGCCACAGCTTTTCGTGGGCGCTTGTCTGCAAGCAAGGCTTCCAGTGCGTCAATTTCTGCCTCCATCTTCCGGATTTCATCCATCAGGTTCGGCAGGTCGAAGCGTGTCAGCTCCCGGTTATGGATGCGGTAGGATTTCACGCCGCCTTTGACAAGCGCCGTATAGGCAGCCTGTAATTCATCCAGCGTTTCCTTCCGCCATACCAAACGTTTTTCAATCTCGACTTTTGTTGCCATGTCACCATTCCTCCCAATAACGAGAAAGAGCACTCTTTTTTGGAGTGCTCTTTTTCTTCGGCTGTACCTGCACAACAGCGGTCTGTTGTACCTCAACGCCTCTGAGCATTTTTAGTTTTCGTTCGATAGCGTCCAGGTTCGGGTTCATTGCCCGGAACGCTGCCAATGCATAGTTCCGACAGTCCAGCACCTCGTTACGCTCATGGCCGGGAATCTTCTCCCAGCACCAGGGATGTTTCAGCTCCGCTTTATATACAAGGTGCTCGGAAAGCAGCCCTTTAAAATAAGCCGGGCCATAATCATCCCGTTTCGGGAAATGACAATATTTGCTACCGGGCGTCTGTACCCGTAGATTGTCCATGATGCTCTGTTTCCCGGAATCAACGCCTATCTGATATTGCCAGCATGTACCAACAAACTGGCCATGTATGACAATCTTCATTTTCTTAGGCGGTCCGGTAAACGGCTTGTCAGGCCCCGGCATACCTTTGATAGCAAAGACCTTTTTCTTGATACGCCGGTTACATTCTTGACGGACTTCCTGCGTAAAGTGGCCGCCTTCGTCCACAAACGACAGCGACACACGCAGGCCCATCCCGTCAGCAAAATGGAGCACCCTGTCAAAGACTTGTTCGTCCAGAGCCCTCCATGTGTTGGGTTCATCCGGTACGCCCATAATGATACCTTTTTCAATTCCCCAGGTCTCACCAAAATGGCCATGGCCAATTATCTCGTATTCCATGCGGTTGTCCTGTGTGTCCACGCCGGCAGTGAGACAGAGAACACCGTCCGGCAGTTCTGCCGGGTATTCCTCACGCCGGGCCATCAGAGTATCTTCGTCCTGGATGTCCCCACGGTCTTCCCATAACTCGCCGAAGGATGTGTTATAAACCACTTTCAGCTTCTGGGTATCACCGGTCGCTTTCAGGTATTCCAAAATGATACTTGGCCAGCTCACCCAGGCAGACACAAACGCATTCAGCCAAAAGGACCGGACGCCGTGCTCAATGGCCGCAGGGTTTTCCGCTTCCCACCGGGCAGGTTGCCGCTTCAATTCAATTTCATTGCCGATGTATCCGCATCCGGGACAGATGTGATACACGTTCGTGACTTTGTACGTTTTTCTCCCGGCTATGATTTTGGTTTCGTATTCATACCGGATATCGGCAAACCGAATCTCGAAGTATTCGCCGCAGTGAGGGCAGCGGCTCTTCCAGCGCTCCATCGTGCCATCAGCGTAGGAAGCTTCAATAGCGCTCCTGTCTTTGATGGTCGGGGTACTGACTTCCACAGCCTTGGCGTTGTAGAACGTACGCTGCCGTGCCATGGCCAATCCCCAGGGGTCGCCTTCGTTACCGGCCGACAGCGCCCAACGGTCACGTTCGTCACCGAACACATACCGGATAGGTTTTGACGCCAGCGAGTGGGCTTCTGTTGAACCGCACATCGTGAGGATGCCGCCAGGGTACGTTTTCTGCAAAATCGTGTTTCCGGTCTCCCGGCTCTTCGGGGCGACAACCTTTTTCTGCAACGTAGGGCAGTCACGTATCATCGGGGCGATACGGAGCTTGGAATATTCTTTGGCGTCAATGGTCGTGGGATGTATAAAGAGAATACTTCCGGGGTCTTCATCTATGATGTACCCGATGCAGTTGTTGATGAATTCAGACTTGCCTACCTGCGAAGCGGCCACCATGACAATCCGACGCACTTTTGTATCGGTGAAGGCGTCCATGGGCTCACGCAGGTATGGTGTTCTGGACGTCCTCCATGGGCCCGGCTCTGCAGACGATTCAGTTGACAGCCGACGTTTTTTTTCTGCCCATTCTGATACTGTCAGATTTTCCGGCGGCACCATGCCTTTCAGCACGTTCCGCACCAGCCGGTTCAGGCGCTTGAGTTCTTTCTCCCGATTCTCTTTCGCCTTCGCTTCTTTTTCCTCATCAGTCATCCTCGGCATCTCCGTTGTGTTCCCACTTCTGACGTTCCCGGACTCGTTCTGCAAATTTCTCCGGGTCGTACTGGTACCGGGATATCTCTTTCATGTCCGAGTAGCAGGCTTTGCGGATTATCTCCGCCGCTTCTGCCGACGATGCGGAAGAATGCGTATCAACAGCCAGCCTGCCGGGCAGGGAAAGATACATGCTGCGCATGGTGTAGATCAGGTCTTCCATCATGGCGGAAACATCTTCCGAACGGTGGAGCTTGCCCTGCAGCTCAGCGATTTCCAGTCCGGCCTTTACGGCCTTTGACTGCTTCAGCGAAAGCTCTGCATTCAGGCGGCTATTTTCTCGTTTCTTTTCTTCCTGGCTCGGTTCATTTCTCGCTTTGGCATAAATGGTCAGGTATTTTTTTACCGAATCCGCCAAATTGAATTTTCCATCCGAAGATTTATCTAACTGTCCATCCTCGGAAAGCTGCCGGATTCGACGTGCAGTTATACCCAAAACACAGGCAAGTTCTGACGGACTTACTTCTGTTTCAGCTGTAATTTTACGCTCATTTCCCAATTTTTTATCTCCTTTTTACCATAAGCGGAACGGAAATGCCCCGATTTTTGCCTTACTAACTACACGCACTTTGGGGTTCGCGAGCACTCGCAGTGAAGGGGGAGGGCTGTCACAGTACCTTGAGGGGGGGTCGAGGTCTGTGGCGAATACATCCCCTCCACGCCTTCATATAAGCTCATCTAAACGTTTTCTCCGTGTGCGTGGGAGAACACTCGTGGAACGGATAGAACGCCCGCTATGAGCGTTTCCTGCGTTTGCTTGTGTTTTGCCTCAGACGTAGGACAGAATCTCTGCCTTGGAATAGGTCTCTCCCTTGGCCATCATGGCGATAAACTCTTCCTTGCTAAAGTCGGACAGGCGGAAGATCTCCTCAGGTCTCATGCCCAGCTGCTTGGATATCTCCTTCGTAGTCTTGCCTTCGGCTATGAGCTTCTTGACGATGGCCTTCATGGGTTCTAACAGGTGTGTACCACGGGCCCTGTTGTGGGTGATGGTGCCGTACATATCCTCAGCCTCGTCCTCATGGTCTACTATAACCACAGGGACCTTACCGCCCAGCAGGGTAAGTAATGGCTCACGCCCTGATACCGTCCAGCGATGGAAACCGTCTATGATGGTGTAGTCCGGTCTGCAGACTATAGGCAATGTCCATCCATTGGTCTGTATAGACTGAACCAGCAAATTCAAATTCTCTTCCGAAACCTTGTTTGGATTGTAGTCATTCGCTTTCAGCTTTTTTCTGTCCACCCATTGCAGGGAAGCCAGGGGCGCAAATAAATCCTGCTTCATTTTTTCTCACCCCCTTGCGTACGGAATTTCTTTGCATAGTCTGCGTAGGCTCCGTATATGTCCTGATATACCGCACGCAGGGACCGCAGCTTAGGGTCTCCTGCTATGAGTGCGTCGTGCATCTTGCGGTAGTCTCTCGGACGGGCCATTCCGTCCACCTTGTAGTAGCAGCGCCTGTATTGCGTGGCCACTCTCCTGGTGGTGGGGTTGGTGAAATGCTTGTCGAATTCCTCGAACAGCATTTTCCGTGTGAGCTCTTTGTAGTCTTTATTGTCGCCGGCTTCGTTCTGCCTGCGTGTCTTGCTTCGCCGTTTGTACCATTCAGAATCCCAGTAAAGCATGACCAGGTAGGCGTTCGGCTCTCGCTTTTCAATCCGCTGCCACAAATCCGGATCTGTTTCCGCTACGTGTTTCAGGCCACGCAGGGAATCAGCTGCGAAGAAATTGGAGATGCGCAGCGAGTGACGGTTTTCTCCGGCCTGATAAATCCACAAATAGGCTTCGGGAATGTCTAAATTGTGGTCCCGGATGTATAGCCAGACGTCTTTATCACGCCAGTCATAAATCGGGTAAATGGTATTGCTGCCGGTGATGCCTTTCCGGCCCAGATTCAGCTGGCTCATGTATTGCAGACGCTGCACGCTCTCAGCTGCTCTAACACCGGACAGCATAATACCGTCTTTCGTAACACGGGGCAGGAACGTCTGATAGTTCTCCTGGCCAACCGTTTTGATATAGGGGCTGGACATGATGGCAAAGGGAGGCGGTTTTCTTACCCACACGTCTTCCTTGCCCGGTTCCCATGTTACCCAGCTCTCGGAATTCTGCAGCTGGTTGAAACAGGAAACCTGTTTTAGCGGCAGGCAATACCAGCGCCACTCCTTGGCCCCAATCATCAGGAATTTTTTACGCCACTGCATCATGGTCTCTATGCAGCAGTCGTAGATGGCTTCCTCATCAATGAAAATCAGCGTCAGCTGCTTCGGGTCAATCTCGCCCTTGCGTATCAGCTGATATACGACGTCGGCCATGCATATTGAGTCTTTACCGCCTGAAAGGCTCATATATACCGGCACACCGTTGGAAAAAACGTTCTTTACCCGGATACGGGCCGCCTCTACGACCGTCATGCTGGTCTGCGTGCGTTTTACAGCCATATCGTTTCCCCACACTTGGGGCAGATGATGCAACGTTTGGAAACGCCCGCTGCGCCCGTTTCTTCCTCGGCAGGTTCGAACCCTTTGGCCTCTCCTGTAACTCCTCCAGGAGCTGTTTCCTGCCCTTTGGCGGTGAGTTCAGATTCCTTCTTTTCATAAGCCTCTTTCGCTGCCTTCAGTTCTTCCTTTTTGTCATCATCAATCAGGCCGTAAGAAGATGCGATAGCGTCCACGTCCTCCAGATCGGCCGTCAGCGTCCGGAGCAAATCCTCATCGTAACCGGGAACGTCCAGGTCGTCTCCCAACTCTTTCAGCAGCTGGTCGAAGGCCGACATGTCATCCACACCCAGGTCAAAGATGCGGTTGTCCGACATCATCATCTTCTTTTTGTCGTTTTCCGACATTCCGGATTTCAAAAGGCAGTGGGCGTCCTTCATGCCCAGCTCCACCATGGCCTGATATAAACCGTTGCCAATCCAGATTACATTGTTTTCGTCAATGACCAGCAATCTTGTCTGGCCGTTCTTCTGGATGGAGCGCTTCAATTCTTTAATCTGCTTATCCGGATGCATCCTGGCATTGATTTCCGGATGCTTTAACTCAGACAGCTTCCGTTTGATAATGGTCAGTTTCTCCGTCATAGCCACGCCTCCTTATGCGTCTCCCAGAAATCCCAGAAGAGACCGAACAGGATGGCGCCTACGACAAAGTAAATCCGGACGCTGGCCATGAGCGTCCACATTCCCATAACGCCCAGCGGTATGAGGATATGCCAGCCGATTATCAGGCCGGCATTGATTATCAAGCCCAGTTTTTTACCGAACGAAATATAAATGCTGTACATGGCACTGGATAACGTGGACGTGCCGATTATCGTAATCAGGATAGCTTTCAGCAGGTTCAGCATCGGTGAAAACTGCGCCCAGGCCAGCCCGAATATGACGGCCATGTAGATGCCGAAAAAGATGCCGCCCAGCGTGAATGCTTTTTGAACGTCCACCTTCACCGTTCCGTCCTCGTTCCGGTCATTGTAATCAAGAATCCGGAAGAAATACGGGTATGTAAAGGGGCCCGGCAGCAGCAGGATTGCTTTCCAGATGCCTTCTTTCATGGGAGCCGCTTCCAGCCCCATGGAGATGGTATTGAAATGCCCGGCGCTCTGATACATGGCAGCAACGGTCACACCCACAGCCAGAAGATAAACGATTAGCCAGCCGAAGCCATCTGTCAGGACGTTCCGTATCATGCCGAAGCGGTAGAGAATGGCCAAAAAGATTACCGCCTCGGCATATGCGATATACATCCCGGTGTCCGGCCCGAGAATTGTATCGGAAAATACAGCCTGCATACCGTTCATGCCTAACCATGACTGGAACACACACATGATGCCGCATACCCAGAGCATGATTCTGGAACAGAAAACCTCCCGGACTTTCGGCAGCCTCAGGGCCAAATAGCCGAACAGGATGCAGGCAACGGTATTGCCCAGCACCCAGATCAGGGAGGGAATGACGCCCAGCTTCTGTGTCATTGCGACACCGTTCATGAGTGAACCGATTCCTGCCCACGTCGCACAGATACTAAATGCGTAGTACAGCAGTGGATTGCTTTTGAAATTTTCTTTTACTGACATTGCAGTATTCCTCCTTTTTTTGACTGGAACACACACATGATGCCGCCTGGTGTAGCGGTACATGCTTGCCCCGTCGCTGTGCAAGGAGTGGACACAGCGCAAAATACCTCCTTCCGTAAAAAAGTAACGGACTCCCCGGGAAATCCGGAAAGTCCGTCTGGCTTGATTAAAATTTTGCAGTTTAAGGGTAACACACTTTTTTTAGCATTTGCAAGCAGGAGTACGAATGGAGAAGCAGGACGATGAGTGGCCACGAATATCCGGAAAGGAGAACGGAGGCCTCACGTCTCATTTATTTTTTTCTAAATAGTCGTAGCAGGCCGACTTGACAGCAGCCTCCGTAGTTCCTCTTTCTAACATGCCTGCGACTTCCATCCATGAATAATTGTGCAGAAAGCGGTACCGGAAAATCAGCCGGAGCCGCAAACTGTCTATACCGGCGATAAACTCTTCAATTGGCCCAGCGCCATCATCAATCTGCTTCTGCAGGTAAGCAATCTGGCCGGAAATGTCAGCCAGTGCCGCCCCCAGTGAACCGGCTTTATCGCTGACGCCCGTCCCATGAGGCATGCCTGTTAAAGTCTGTGCTCCTATGGCCTTGGCGCTGGTCGTTGCATATAACGCCTTGGCCTCTTCTAAATCTTCTATCAGTTCTCTATGATTGTTCAGTTCTGCCAGATCCATTCCTGTCACCTTTTACAGATAGTTCCGTCCGATTGTCAGCATCCAATTTTCGTGGCCATACATCTTTTCAAAAGCTTCCTGGGCCTCTCGCTTATACTGCAGGTCTTTTTCCCGGTTGAAATGCACTGCATCTTTGCTGCCGTTATGGCAGCGATAGCAGAGCGGGATTTTTAAACCATGGGCTTCACTGACGGCCCGGAGCGGTCCAAAAAAGATGTGATGCTCGTGCGGATGCTGTACAAAGGCGCCGCAGCTATAGCAATGCTCCCAGTCGTCGGTTAAAATGGAGTACTTCATCTTTTGCGCCGCCTTTTTCCCCGGGCGCATTTTAATTTTTTACGCATGGAAAGCATCATGCCGTATTGTTTTGGCGTCAGTCCCGGTTTTTTCATCGGCGTAGTAGGCAAGTCGTCGGTATAGGAATTCCCGGCAATTCCTTGAATCAGGCCAGGTAACATCAGCAATTCTTTTAATTCGTCATTCATCTCTTATACCTCCAATTTTTCATCTTCCGGAAATAAAGAACTCATCTCCATGAGCCCTTTGCATCCGCTTTCAGTTTCATCTTTCCCGAAGCCAGCTCAATGTTGTCATTGTCAACCATACCTCCGCATACATTACACTGTTGCAGGCCCTTTACCCGGATAACGCCCCGGCCGCAATATGGGCAGGCGTACCCGAATCCTTTGTATCTTGTTTCCAGTCTTAAAAGGCGTTTTGGTTTTGGCATTTCATATCCCTCCTTCAGATTTCCTTGCAAAATGTGTAGTTTATGATTTCTTTCCCCATTATCCGTTCCATCTCTTTGACTGCACCATAAACGTCCTCAAAGCGTTTCCCGGTCAGCTCTTTTCTTGCAACCTCCCATTGCTCACAATCCCTGGTCGGCTTGAAGCCGGCGTTCATCAAGCTTATCGGGTCTGCGTTCTGCAACGGGTCCAGCATTTTTAAGTCCAATAGTTTGTTTGCATACCGGCGGACCTTTTTCATCCCTTTGTTGTAGTAATCCAGATAATAAAACGCTGGAACGTATTTCAATAAAAAGATAAAACCATATTCGTTTACAAAACCATGATCTGTAAAAAATACCGTACGAACAGTAATTTTTTCCGTGCTATTAAGCTCCATAGGTTCTATCGTTATGCTGCCAAATTCGCCCCATTTAAAAAGCACTTTTTTCGGAACAGGCTCATATCTTGCAGCATCAAAATATGGGAAAACTGTCATTGGTGCTACATACAACCTTCTTTCATCGTTTCCGATTCTTTCAATCGCTTCCAAATGCTTCCTGCATTCTCGTGCCCCTGCTTTGCTTTCAAATACGTCCACTATACTGTCATGGTGCTCGTATCTGTCCCAAACGGCCCAGTATTTCTTGGTCTCCATGTTTCCCTCCTTTAATGTGCTTTTTCTTGCAGACGATGTCCATTCACAGCGTGTCCGTGAACATCCAATTTTCTTGAAGAGTAACTGCCATTCACGGCGTGTCTGTGAATGTTACTTTTCTTGCAGACGCAGGCACATTCACGGATTGTCCTTAACCGTGCCACATCTTCAAGATTTCTCCCATTCACGGCTTACGCCATGAATGTTCTTTTTCTTGAAGACGGAGGCACATTCACAGCCTTTAACCGGCCAGATCTGCAAGATGTGTCACATTCACAGCCTGGCCGTGAACGTCCTGTTTTCTTGCAGATCCGGAACATTCACAGCCTGCCTCCTTTTTAATCTTTGTTGATATTTACCCATCTCGAAACCAACTCTTCTTCCCCTTTTACATTAAGTTCGGTTGCGCACGTTGCGCAAATTATCTTCAACTCAATGATACACTCTGTAATATCTTTGCCCGTCAGTGGTGACCTTACCTCATTCACTTCTTTGCTTAAGGCAAGGATTGTAGCTGACGGGTGATTACAGATTGGGCATGTAAATCGCTTTGTGACTATCATTTTTCCTCCTGTTTCAGCCATTCCAAAATATTGCATTTGTACGGGTCGTCCTTGGCATCAGCAAATGGACAATCCGGCGATTTGTACGGCCCTCGGCTTGCACAATCAAAGCAAGCATTTGAAACTTCCTCTAAAAAATCTGCAAGCCGTTCCGGAGAGGATGTGACGTCTTCAAAATTGGTCTTTTTTACTTCCCCTGTGCCGTGACATTTACCGCACTCAAATCCAGCATTGCAAAATACGTGCCCGTTCCAAAACTCTCTTCCGGTTCCGTTACAGTTATTGCATTTCATTTTTCCTCCATTCGCTCATAGCCTTGGCATTTTTCTGCCTTTTTTTCCGGGTCAGAAATGTAAATGCAATCAGTGTCGAAGTCACACAGGCAGAACGTCGCTCCCTGTTCTTCCGTTACGCTTGCGTTCATGCAGTGTAAACAAGATTTTTTCTCTTTCATTTCATGCCTCCTGTTTTAGCCATGCTAAAATAGCATCTTCTCTTTCCTCAAAGTGATTTCTTTCATAGCCGTATTCAGAATCTATATCATCCTGAAAATTTGAATACAGGCCAAACGATTGAAATACGGCTTGGTCAAGAAACATTGCCAGAGCTGTCGGCGATTCGGCTATTTTTTCAAACCGTGTTTTCTTCTTTTCCCCAGGCGCAATCTTATAATCCCCGACAGGTTCCTCAAATGGGCAGGAATCAATTTCTTTCATAGTGTCCACCTCTGTCCTCAATAATTACAACGTAAAGGTACTCGGTTTCCGTGGCAAACCCTCTATTATCACAAAAGTTTTCAACCGGACGAACGGTAGATGTGACCTTGATGTCTACGATTTTTGCATATGGATGATATTTTTTGTACTCGCAAAAGTACTTAGTAATATCATAGTCAATAATTCCCGGATCTATACCAACAAAACTTTTAATTGCCATGGTGTTCCTCCTCCATTAAACAACAAAAATCAAAACACATCGGTTCTGGAAGTTCGTATTTGTTCATAAGCTCTAAGTATTTTTCCTTTGTCAACAGCTTTCCTCTGCAGGTTATAGTACGGCATTTGTAGCAGTAGAAGATTCCTTTTTCCAGTTCGTCCATTAATATGCTTTGGCATTCCGGACAGAGTTTTCCGTTCCGGATTTGGCGGCATATTTCGTTCCAGTGTTTTGCGGCATCTTTGTCTTTTTCAAAGATTGCCCACTTTGTTATCGGCGCTTCAGACAAAGAGCATTTTTCATTGGTACAGGCCGCAAAACATTCTTCGTCATTGAACCATTGCACATAAACCTCGCTGCCGCAGACCGGGCATTTACTCAATCTGGGGTTTGTATCATGCATCGCAACCATCTCCTCCCAAATTTCCAGCACGCAGCCTCTGTCGGCAGGAACAGATCCAGGCGGTCATGGTACCCGCCGCCGAACCTGTCCTGCACAATCCACACCGAACCATCCGGCAGGGTAATCCTTGTCCCGAATGGGAGATGGTCCGCAGCGCATGTTACATACGCTTGGGGCCATACTCCCGAAGCTGTCGGGTTCCCGGTCTCACAGTATGCGGAGATGTTCAGTGTCTGCCAGAAGATGGCGGCCAGAACAATCAGCTTTTTCATCATTTATTTTTCCAAAAACTCCTTCTTATGCGCCATTTTATGTGAAACCATTTGTGTATTTGCCGCTTCCGGCCTTTGATTCTGTATCTGTTTCTATGCTCATCTCTCAAACAACGCATCAGATATTTTGGTAACCACCTTAATTCCGTATCCTTCTTGATATGCCTCAATGTTTTGTACGGTTTTTTAGGCTCGACATCAAGATTGACAGACGTAATTTGTGGTCTATAATCCGGCGGCAGCGTAATAAAATGTGTCCAACAAAAATCAGGAAAAGCAGACATGTTACCAAAATCCTCCCTGTGCCAAAACGAACCATTTTACAATACTTACAATCGTTGCAGCCGCCATCCTGGAGCCACAATTATCTTTCTTTTGCAAAGTCTCAATCTTGAGTTCTGTAAGGCTCTTTTGTCTGTCTATTACAGCTTTATAAATATCTCCTACCAAACCGACAATTAGCCAAACAGCCACTATCCATTGCGACCAGCCCCAATTACTCATTATCAATCACCTCGCTCACACGCTAATACCGAACCACTTAATAATACTCAACGGTACAAGCTCCACAGCGTCTTTATCGCCCGTCTTGCTTCGTAGATGTGAATTCTTGCGGCCCTCAATTCCCTTTCCGCAACAGAATAAGGCTCATAGTCCGAAGCCCGCATATTCAATTTGAAATCACGAAGTGTTTTGAGCGCCTCTGTTATTTGTTTTTCTCCGGAATCAATTTCTCTATATAGTTTTTCCAGCATTACTTTCCACCTCCGGCGACAGGAGCCAATCCATAGTTCCTTCTTTATCCATGCACGGCAGAAAGAGGAACATGGGAGCATATACCTGTCTTACAGCGCATCCTTGCATCTTGACTCTTTGAGTAGCGCCGCAGCTGCCACACATTTGAGTAACCGCATTGATGAATTTTGCCAGCTTCTCGGGATTTTCTGTCATTTCATCAAACATTGTCCTTGTGTGCTCGTAGTACTGCATTACGTGTCCGTCACAGTATAAGGTTACTTTTGTAAATCCGGAATGAATGAATTTACTATAGAGCTGATGCGCATCGTAGGAAGAGTCTCTTTCTTCCCGGATTGTCACTTCTTTCAAAACCGCTTTTACCGAGTACATTATTCCTCCACCTGAATATCATCAAATACCACCGGGATGATTTCCTTAAACTTTTTCAGAATAGGAATCGCCACTTCCCGCATCTGCGGATGAGCGGCAGCGCTGCAGCGCACTTTGAAGAAATGGCGCCATTCCCGGAGATTCATGGTGACGACAATCTCGGTTTTCAGGCTGTTCGGCAATATGGCCCGGGCCTCCTGGGGCGTTGCTCCCAGCTTGATTAACGCCATATAGGCGTTTTCTATCGTCTCCATAGTGACATACCACAAGGCGCTCTTTTTTGCGTTTTCAGAGCCTCGCCAATAGAACGGCCGAATGAACGTCAGCTCATTGTCGAATTTGTCAGCAGAGTAGTTACAGTACCTGGTGCTCTCCTGGGAGTAGGATGCAATACGGTGGCGTACAATTTCATGGGTCACGCCCCGGTCGCAGATTATACGGACTGTAATCTTTTCGTGTTCAATTACGGACTCATGGCCACTTTTAACAATGCCGGCGACAAATTTCCGTGCAGAATCAGCTGTAATCTTGTCCTCGCTTTTGTAGCAGGTGCGGCCAGCTCTTTCAATACTCTTCAAAATCTCTTCGCCGTTTACAGGCATAATTTCAAAACTCGGTGCAATAACTTTCATAATAAATCTCCTTTCATTTTCTCTTTCCGGCATAATGCCGATACATCATGTCCCATTCCTGTTCCTGGCACCTGGCACACATCTCTTCAGAAAGATGATACGGATTGCTCATGCCAACCCACCATCCGGGGCCGCCTCTCTTCACAATTTCAATCAGCCTGTACCAGTCTTTCTCCCGCAGCATCTCGTTTCCGAATTCAATAGGCTTATGCTGCCTCCATCTCTCCATCAGATACCGGAAAAACAGCTTCTTTCTTTTGTACCGGGACTTAAATTTGTTACGGAATTCTGCTTTGAATAAGCTGATTAAATAACGTCTTATCCTGAATTTCTTATGCGCTGGCGTTTTCTTGATTCTTATCGTTCCGGATATGGTTACCGGCTTTGTCGGGTCTGGGACGTTACCGTCAGCATCCGAACACTCTATGTCCGTTTCCATCTGTAAATCGCAGTAAAAGTCACCCAGCTCTATTTCTTTTCCGTCAACCACATAGCATAATTTTGCATGTCCTGTCTGTTCTGTAGGCATGGTATACACCTCACGGTCTCCTGCAGGTCGCCCAGTGCGGAACGTACCCGATGCCGGTGGACGTTTGCGGGTCGCCGTCCAGCCGGCAGGCGACTACTTCACCGTTCGGGGTGACGATGCGCTCCTTGCCATGAGGGTCTTTCCAATACTGGACAATGCCAGGGTCGCAGGGCATGCTCTTTCCGGATACGGTCTTTACCCATACGATTTGCTCGTTACAGTATTTGCAGATGCCGAATTTTGTTCCCATGTTTTCACTCTCCAATCCCTTTCACGTACATCTCGGCCCGTTCCTGGCCGGCAGTGTAAAACTTCTTGATATGCATCGTCACTATCAGACTGTCATCCTTCCACAGGACTCCCTTCACTGCGTCCATGATGCCCTTGGCCAGATTATCCAGATCCGGGCGACTTGTCGGTCTGATTTTCCCGGTCGCTGCAGCTACTCGGTCTGCATCGCTGTAACTCTTGGGAATTTCCAGAAAAAACCAGATGACAACCTCAATGGCCCGCTCATAGGGCTTGAATCCTGTCTGCTTGGCCACGGCCTGATTAGCGAACATCCGCACCAGCTTCTTGTATTCCCGGCATGGCTTCGGGTCGTACGTCTGAATGAATTTCCCGTGCGTAGCGAACCTGGGGCGCAGCTGCGGGACGATTTTCCCCGGTATAATCAGCGTTATCATTGCATTTCCTCCAACAGCTCTGGATTGTCGTAGATGTTACCAATGATTTTTATTCTGCTGTTTTTATGCCAGTACAAAAATTCCGCTCTGTAATGCTTTTTAGGGAATCCGTTGGCAAATTCCATATAGTACCCTAAGCAAGATTCACTTGGCGCTTTAGTCCAGTATTGTCCATAGTGTTCACCGAAACGAACAACAGCCCTAAGAATCAGCATGCTCTGTTCTCTTTTATCAGTCGCCGCAATCTCTAAGACATCTCCTTCATAGATTTCCCTGCCATAACAGTCTCTGCATCCAGTGTACTGGCCCAGCGTCTCTCCATCCACTTCGGTTCTGTGATGACCGTCAAAAATGCTGGGTTCTCGCCATTCCGTAAACTCCGTCGGGATGTATGCCCCGTAGCGCCACTGTCCGGAAAAACTGTCTTTCCCACGGAATTTAATCAGCCTCATGTTTTAAAGCCTCCTTCCAACATTCTTTACATTTGTCCTCTCCGGCGCATCTCCCATCTCCGTCAAAAGAGGGGAGCCCCCAATCATGGGGGCACTCCGTTTTAGTGATTTCCTCATACCTCGCCGGGTTCTCCGTTCTCAGCTTCCGCAGCTCCTCCAGCATGAACCGGTTTCTGTGAATCAGCTTTGGCATTTTCATAAATTTCATCACTCCCATACACGAGCGCTTTTTCCTTGTCTGACATCTTATAGCCCAGCTTCTGCAGCCAGTCGTACAGCAGTAGCATTTTTGCCTGGGCCTTGTATTTCGGTTGCTGCTTTTTGTAGCCGTCGCTGGTGGTCAGGCACCTATCTGGACGGTCGCCAAACAGGTAATATGCCAATTTGGGCCAGTTACTGACATCAGATGCGATAATCTTGTTGGCATAGGCCACTTCTCTCTGGTCCCATTCCATAGAGGTTTCATCTACATTGAGCAGATTTTTTATGGAATCGTGGTCTTCACCGTTATAAAGGGCTCCATTCATCACCCCAGCCATCAGGGCACCTTGCAGAATGGTAGTCTTGTTTTTGGTGGTGCATTTCAGGTTTTCAATAAATTGCTCACGCAGCTGCTGGATTTCTCCGCATTGCCGTTTCAATTCTTCCCATGCTTCCTGCGCTTCTTTGGCCTTAACTTTGGCTTCTGCGTTTTCCTTTTTTTCCTGTTCCGACTTTTCCTCTTTTACCTTGACATAAAGCCTGATTTCGCCCCAGTGCTTATCAAGTACGTAACAGGGTTTTGAACCTTTGTTTTTGGCCAGCATCTTGTTCATCTTGTCCAGCAGTTCTTTTTTCTTTTCCGGCCAATCTTCCGTAATAAACTTTGTTCCTGTGCTGACTTCTTTATAGGCATTGTTGTAATATGGGTCGGACGAATTGATTTCTTTGAGTTTATTGTCTTTTATCATCTGATCTATTTCCGGAAGTTTCTTTTTAATTTCTTGTTCACGCAGAGCAGAAGCCACGCAGTGTTTAAAATTATCCGTGCCAATGTTTTCCAATACTTCATTCCGGATTTTCAGGCTTTCAATCTTATTCAGCTCTTCAAAATCAGCGAGACTGATGAGACGTGTATCAACAACGTCTTTCAGCTTCTTTTGGTTTAACTCGGTCAGCTTCACTCTCCGTTTGATGGTTGTCACAGAAAAGCCGGACTTCTGCGATACCTCTTCTATGGTGTCACCGAAGTCAAGTAGCTGCTGGAATGCAGTGGCTTGTTCGTACACTTTTAAATCTTTCCGCTGCATGTTCTCCATGATCATGGTCTGCAGCTGCTCCTTTTCCGTCATTTCCGCAATTACACAGGGTACTTCTGTCAGCCCTGCCATTTTCGCTGCCGCTAAACGCCGGTGGCCAATAATGACGGTGTAGTGCTCCGGAACCTTTCCAGAGTCCAAAAGCGCCTTGGCCAGTTTGTACTCATCGGAATTAACGCCATGTTCCTGGGTCTGCTCGAATACCTTCCGCCGTTCTCCTTCGTCCATGGTGTGCTCTGGAACATGGACGACTGTCAGATTCTGCAAAACACCGTTCTCCCGGATGCTGGCCGCCAGTTCTTCCAGATCGTCAACCACCTTTCGGGGATTATCCGGATGGGGCCATAATTTCTCCACCGGTAAAAAAACTAATTCACTCATATTTTGCTCCTTTCACTTTGCTCTTAAAACAGTGATAGCTGACCTGTTTCGTCAGCTTTTAATTCGGGTATTACCACGGGGGCCGGTTCCGGTTCTTTCACTGCCGGTGCCGTCAGTTTTTCTATAACAGTATCGCTTGCCGTTCCGAGCCTGCCGGTCAGCAATGTCATCCTCGCTGCTATCTGCCGGATCTGCCATGTTTCCGAGTACATCATCGGAGTTGTCCATACGTTTTGGCCATCCGCCGGCAGCAGCGAACGTTCATCATAAAATCGTGCCGGGTGAGCTAATGTGTCAGCGATTACCACGTGCCCGGCACAGCCCATGAGGGATAACTGGATGTAGCACATCATTCCGGCCAGCTGGTCTATATCCTGAGCCACAAACAAGCAGCACTGCTGGTAGTTCAGTTTCTTTTCCTTGCAGACATTCGCAAAGGCTATGAGAAGGGCTCCGGCACCGCAGGCAGGGTCGCTTACGCCAACAAATCCTCTGTCCCGGACTTGAGATTCTATCACGCCATCTGAATAGCTCATCAGGCTCATTGCTTTACAGACATCGTACGGAGTGAAGAATTGGCCAGTCCATTTGTTGCCCATGTCCATACACATGTACAATTCGCCTAAAAAGTCTTGGTCTGGATTATCTTCCATGCCGGTTACCACAAGCGCCATCATCTCTGCAAAGACGTCCAGCTCTCCGGGCGTGTACTTCTTGGCCGTCTTCAGATAGGCTTCCTCACGCTCCTGCCTGTACGGGCCGGGGAACACGTTGGCAATGGAAGTAGCAAACATCAGGATAAAGTCATTCCAGATATTCCACTTGTTGTATTTCCCGTCCAGCCGGTTCACCAGCTTGACAATTTCCTGCTGCCGTGCGTTCCCAGTCCGTACTACTTTGGCCATACCTTTAGCTCCTCTCCAGGCTTATGTCATACAGGGGACAGTTGTTATACTGTTCAAGGGTCACAAGTCCGTATTTCCCGTTTTCGTCCACCAGATACAGGTGCAGGATTTCATACTCAATCCCTTTATTGTTCAGCTTTTCAATATAGGCATCCCGGTCATATTCGGTGTCGAAATCCATGTTCCGGATTATGCCGGCAGATACTATCTTTTTCCCACTGTATTTCATAGCTTAGTCCTCAAAGTCTTCCACAGGCTCTCCCTGTTCGGCAATTTCTGCGTCAGCCTCCGGCATCTCCGGGAAGGCGTTTTTCTTCAGGCCCTTTTTCTCAATCACGCTCCGGAAGAAAAACTGCTGCCAGTAGTTGACCATCTTCAGCAGGATGTTTTCAATCTTCGTCCGCAGCTCCTTGCCGATGGTGAACGTTCCACCTTCCACTTTCATGGCCAGCTTGCCGTCCCGGAAAATCCATACTACTTTTGCGTTCGGGTCGCAGGTCGGCTCCGACTTCTCACCGTCATCAATCAGCTTTCCCTGTTCATACTGCTTTTTGGCCATGCTCACCGTCAACACGATAGGATAGGTGTCCTTTTCCAGCGTGTAGACCAAATCGTGCTCTTCGCACAGTCCTTCCAGTTTCTTTTTCTGCCCATCGTACATAATTGCCTCAGCGTTCATTTTTTTCTCCTTTCATTCTCTTAATCGCCAGTTAGGCTTATTACGGAAGTCGAGACGGTAGCCCTTGCTCCGCTCATAAATCCTTCCGCCGATCGCTTCATCAATGTCCATCAGTTCTTCAAAGCCCCGTTCCGTGCTTATCAGCGTCAGCTTGCCTTTCTGCATGTACCGGAAGTTGATCAGCTCAAAGGCCAGGTTCACATCTGCCGTGGTGGGCTGCTGGCCACGTCCTGTTTTGAAGAGGTCGTCAATATACAGAACAGTAGCGTTTTTCAGCGGCTCCATGACATCCTCATACTCCGACGTGTTGACAATGGCTTTGGCCTGGACTGCTGCATCACGCCACAGCATGTACCGGACATCAATTCCTGCCTTTAAAAACTCACCGCATATGGCAGTACACAAGTGGCTTTTTCCGCAGCCAGATTGCCCTGCCACAAAGAACCAGCCTGTTTTTTCCTCCACGTACTTCATGGCCAGCTCTTTTGCTTTGCGCTGCCACGGCTCCGGAGTCTGCCAGTTTTGTAATGCGTACTGGTCCAGCATTTCTTGCAGCCCCGAAAGTCTAATCAGCCGCAGGCTCTCCCTTGCCTTCATACAGTGGCAGATCTGTACGCTGGTATGCGTCCCATCCACAACGGTGATATATCCCCGGTTCAGGCAGTCCGGACAGTCAATGCCTTTCAGGTTTCCTCTTTCCCGGTTTGCTTGTTCAGCACTGGCCTTGGCCTGTTCCTCCTCAGTCGGATAGGTCGTCGGTTTGGAGATTCCACTTGCTTCCAGTATTTTCCTGATACTGTCCGGCATTTCCATTTCCGATACCTCCGTCCACTTCATCTTCCCAACGCTCCTGGTTCAGCCACGTTGCCGGATGCGGAATAAATTGTCCGCCATCCCTGGTCCACTGGCTCCCGCACTTCTGCCGTCTCACTGCGGACACAAGTGATTCGAGAGTTGCGCCTTTCAATAAAGCTTTCTCGAATGCTCTCTTAGCGGCTCCTTTGCCAGTCTTCCGTGGGTATTCTTTCCAGAACGTTTCAAAATCGGCGTCGAAAAGGTCAAGAGATTGTTTTACTCCTTTATCCTTTATCCTTAATCCTTTATCCTTTATCGCTTCGGGGTTGCTTTCGTCTGCTTTGTTTCTGCTTTCATTTGCTTCGCTTCTGCTTCCTTCTGCTTCCAGTTCGCTTTCATCTGCTTCGGGGTTGCTTTCGTCTGCTTTGTTTCTGCTGCCTCCTTTAGCTCCGGCAACAGATTTCGCAAACGATATATCCAAATTCGGTTTGACCAAAGCGAACAGGGCAGCAAGCTCTCCACCCGGTTCGGGTTCTGTGGCGTTCAGGCCGTAATTACAGACGGCCATCAGGAAGTCGGCCTGTAAAGCTTTATTTTCATTGAGATTACAGGCCGCTTCGTAGAAGGACCGCAGAAACGAAAATGCTTTTCGCTTCATAATGGTTCCTCCTGTTAGAACGGTACTTCCTCGTCAAACGGTACTTCTGTGCCGATATGACTAAAGGCGTCTTGCTGCTGATATTGCGGCGTAGCAGGCGGGGCAGCTTGTGTCGCAGGGTAACTATTGGGTCCCTGCCCGTAACCTTGCTGTTGAGGCGGATAGGTCGGTTGCTGGGGATTTCCCTGATACTGCCCATACCCGGGTTGCTGTCCGTAGCCCTGGCTCCGGTTTGCGCTGTCGGACTTGCGTTCTATGAATTCAATCATGTTTCCGACAACCTCCGTTACCCATTGCTTTTGACCCTGCTTGTTATCGTACGTCCGCACCTGGATCCTGCCTTTGACCAATATCCGGTGGCCTTTGGCCAGACTGTTTCCGGCGACTTCTGCCGTCTTTCCCCATAACACCACCGGAATGAAGTCCGTTTCTTTCTGCCCGTTCTGCCCGGTGAATGGCCTGTCAACGGCCATGGTAAAAGTTGTGACAACCTTCTGGGACGGAGTGTACCGTACCTCCGGGTCTCTGGTCAGACGGCCTAACAATGTAACGTCATTCATTCATCCTCACCATCCGTAAACTGTTTGAGCAGTTCCATGATTTCCGCTTTCTTTGCTTCCTTAGCCTTCTCAAGTTCCTGTTTGGCCGTTTCCAGTTTCAGCGTTTCCTTCTGAATCTCTTTCACGCTCTGCATGCCATAGACACTTGAAATTGCCTTGAGGATTCCGTCCAGTTTGTAGGTTTCGTTAGTCTGACTATAGACTTCCAAAATGGCTTCCAGGAATGTGGAGTCCTTCACCAGCCTTGTCCACTTTGCGATAGGCACCAGGATGAAACCTGCTTTCTGCAAACTTTCCAGTTCTGCAACCTCCTTTAAGGTTGCCTCCGTGATTCTTTTCTCGGTAGAAATTTCCATTTTCATTCTCCTTTCTTTTCCCATGTTTCTTTATACCTGGCCAGTTGAGCCGGGGTATCGGTTTCTATCCCCAGCTCTTTGGCCTCTTGTATGGCGCCGTCGATTAGCTTTGCCATCTCGGCGGTATCCATCTGGTGTGTGCCCTTGTAGACAAGGTAACAGCAGAACAGGGTGTTGCCCTCAAGCCTCTGGTCATAGCAGCGTGTATACGGATATATGGAATCCACGTCCACGCTCCTGGGAAGCTTGAATCCTACTGTCAGACCGTGCTTGTCTCTGGCCACCGTTCCGTAATTGATGATCAGGTCCTTTTTAATGGCATCATCACTGGAACCGACTTTCCTGGCAATCTTGTTTACCAGTACATGAAAGTAGGCGTTGGCGTTGAGGCTCCGTTTCTTCCGGTGCTTTTTTATCTCAATGTCCAGCTTCGGTTCCTCATGCAGCTGGTCATACAGGCCACGGACATCGCCTTCAATTTCCAGGGTCAGCCGCTGTTTCCGGTCAACGGTAAAGGTCAGTTCCACAATTCTGCCAATCATAATGACTTCCAGTGCTCCTTGTAGGTTTCCATCAGCCCTACGGCATACAACCAGTCCACAAAGTCTGAGATGACAGGGAAGATGCTGGCCGTTTCGTCACGCCGGTACGTTTCCGTCCACACGTTTTGGCCGTTGCTGACAACGTAGGTAAACTGGTCTGCTTCCGGAATCAGTTCCATGTAGGTAGGATGCTGGGTACTGTCTACATACTTCCCTTTGTCATAGCTTCCGGAAAACTTGATGTCGTAAATGGTTCCGGCTTTCAACGTATCCAGCCTGCCGTACAGGACAAACTCCATGCCGTTGACTTCAACCAGCTTTTTAGCCTTGTACTGGATTTGCCCGCCCCGGATGATATCTGCTACCTGGGAGGCAGCGTCGTAAAACCGGGGATATTTCGTCATGCCCATCGGTTCTCCGGAATTTGGATCAATTTTCGGGATTCCTTTTTTGTTAAGTGCAGGTTCCCACACTGGCCGGAAATTCCCGGTTGCAATCTCATAGCAGAGGTCTTCAAACTCAATCCCTTTGGCCTTGGCCTCGGTCGGCGGGATGGGCTCCCGCCGTAAGGTCTGCAAGAATTCCTGATAGGAATCCCGGGTGCTGGTGGCGTCCTCATACGGATTGTCCTTCATGATGTACAGCCAACTTGCCAGCAGGCTGTGTGTCATTAAGTAAGACATTATTTCGCCTCCTTATCCTCCGGAGCTGCAGGGGCAACGTATTTCTTGGCGCTCTTGTCAAACGTCAGGCCGCAGGCTTTAATCTTCGCATTCCATTCCACGTCCAGCTCACGCTTGGAGGTCTTGGTGTGCTTGATTTTCTTGTATTCCGGCATGGCAGCGTTTGCGGTATCTGCGTCCGTAATTGTTCCGATTACAGCCCGGCCTGCAGCCATGGCGTCCTCATACGCCTTCTGTTCCTTGGCGTTCTTTTCCACTTCGGCCGCAGCCGTGGCGTTGTACTCTTCAAAGAGTTTTGTCAGGAAGTCGTTCGGGCTTGTGGGACCCAGCGCAGGAATCTTCCGGACACCGAAGATGCCCCTGGTTCCTTTTGCGAAGTACCGTTCGCAGTTGCTGAAACCAATCGTCCGGTCGTTACCGTAGATTTCCACGAATCCTCCCAGGTCCATCGGCTCCCAGACGTTGTTCTTCGTCTGGCCCTCCACCTTAATCCGGAGGCGGGTATTGTCGCCGTCCTTTTCTTCCACTGCATGGAACACGATTACAATGTTCTTCTGCAGCGTGTAGAAGCAGTAGTCCATCAGCCGGACAAACTCCTTGCCAACAAAGCCGTAGCCTTTCAGTGACAAGCTGCCGTCACGCTGGCCATACTTCGGGTCTTTCTGAATTGCCCACAGGCTCATGAGGCTGATCAGCTTGCCTCCGGTATCAAATACCAGGGTGTCAAAGTCCTTCACGTTCTCCGGCGTCAGGTCATCAAGGATTTCCTGATAGCTGGCAGGCTGGATGTAGGGCTTCCGGTACCGGGGCTCTATCCGGTCAATGCCGAAGTCCACATCAATATGAAGGGGCTTCGGTGCTGACAGCGCCAGCGTGCTCTTGCCGATGCCGGGATAACCGGCAATGAGCATTCGGATTTTCTTTACTGCGTCTTGGATTTCCAATGGGTTTCTAATCATGTTTTTTTGCTCCTTTCAGATTTTGAAATTTCGCTCAACCTGTATGGTGCTCTCACATAGATTGGCTCGCTCAGTTTTTTTGGTACTCTCGAATACTGGTGGCTCGCTCCAATTTTGTGGTTCTCTCGTGCTAAATGGCTCAATCTCTTTGGTTGTGACAATCTTCTCCCATGGCTCTTTCAGCGCATTTGGTACACACGGGTGTATTGAATCAATCTTGATTGTTGGTGCTCTCATCAGCCGTGGTTCGTTCCAGCCACTTGGTGCTCTCTTCTTTAATGGCTCACTCTTTTAATATGGTTCTCTCGGATGTTTTGGTTCGTTCTTTTTTAATGGTGCTCGCATCGTGTAAGACTCACTCGCCAACACTGTTGCCATCCTGCCACTTGGTTCTTTCTCGTAATATGGTGCTCTCTATCACGGTGAATCAATCGTTTCATTTGGAGCTCTCTGGAATCAGGTTTCCCTCGTATTCTTCCTGTTGCTATCGCCTGAAATGGGTCTTTCCATTTCCTTGTTGCTATCGCTTTAGATGAATCATTCTTATTATCTGGGGCTCTCAGTAAGCTTGATTCGCTCCCTTATAATGGTGCTCTCTATTTGAAGGGCTCTTTCTTAGTGTGTGGTACTCTCAATATTTCTGAATCGCTCAATTCACATGGTACTCTCTGCTTATCTGGCTCTCTCACTCATAATGGGACTCGCAGTCTATATGGATCACTCCACTGTATTGGTACTCACGATTGCTATGGTTCACTCTGCTAACTTGGTGCTCTCAAACGTATTGGTTCACTCTTGCCTAATGGTGCTCTCGTTAGATGTGGTTCGTTCTAACAGTTTGTTTCAATCCGGTTTTATGACTTACGCCGGCAAATCCAGTTTGTGATTTTTCCAGTGTGGCGGATAAATCTCATGGGCATGGCCCAGGATGCCAATCGGGTACGGCTTCGGTGCCGGTTCCCCATGTTCCAGCTCATACCATACGGTGAACAGGTGAGACAGGAACAGCTTCACGGCGTAGCGGCTGGCCCGCTGGTTGATGTGTGCCGGGGGAAGCATCCCGTCCTTGTAAAACTTGTATGCCTCCGTGGTCTTGCCGATGTTAAACTTTTCCAGCATGGCCTTGGCCTGGGCTGCGTATTCATGCTTATCGTTCTTCTGGACTTCGTACTCCTTCCGGATCCGGAACACATGGCCATAGATGTCGTCGTCTTTGTTGCTGACTTTGATAAAGCTCTGGCCAATCTTCCAGCAGAGCGTTTTCAGCCTGGCGTTGTAGGGGCGCTTTTCGCCTTTCTTCCACTCCCGGGTAGGGTCAAGTCCTGCGAATGCGTGAATCTGCCCGGCGGTCTGAACCTTCCGGATATCAATGTTGGCCATGAGGCCTGCACTGATGACCGGGCCTATGCCGGTGATGCTCATCATCCAGCGGCCGATCTCCTTGCTCTGTACGTAGGCCTGCAAGCAGGATTTGATATTGTTTTCCAAAGTCCGGAAGTTGCTGGCGAAAAAGGCCAGTGTTTCATGGGGTTCTCCTTCCGGCGTGGTGTCCAACCTGCGGCACTGGTTGTCCGTGGCTTTGCGGTACTCCTGCAGCTG